TCCGCGACTCGATTGGCGACCGCGCATTTACCGTTGGTGTTCTGGCGGTAGACGGCACGAACGTCGAAAACGTCCAAACCACGGCGGCTGTCGTGCATACGATCAATGGCGTGTTCCAGACTGATTTCCCTGCCACGGCAGAAATCGATCTGAGTACAGTTGCTGTTATCAGCGCGAAAGATGGTGCGACCTTGGCGGCTCCGGTTGCCATGCCTGCATTAGCAGCTGGTGATGACCCGGAAACGAAGTGCTATATCCTTGCTTGCAAGGGTACAACCGAGTACATCATCGAGCCTGAAATCTCTAACGCCAGTCAGGATAAGTCAGATCATCCGCTCACCTGCCCAGCAGGTTACGCGCCGTTTGGTCTGATCAAGATCGTACATACCCCGACCTCCGCGGTTGGTGTAGCGGCCTTTACCCTTGGTGTGGATGACTTGACCGGTATTACTGGTCGGGTAGCGAGCTTTTTCGATATTGCAGTCGTTCCACCGACTGTAGCTTCAATCGTCAAAGCATCGTAGTAAATTGAACCTGGCCGGCTCCGGTCGGCCAGTTTTAATGTAAGCTCGTCGGGAGACGAGAAAATCCCACGCAGCGTAGTAGGCTGCTAATGGCCCCCCTTAAAAGGGCGACTAGAAGACGGAGTAATTTATGAACGATGAATTCAACCTGGCTACGGCCGACAAACATGAGCTGAAGTATTATGCCAAAGAAGAGCTTGGCCTATCGCTACCGCTCACCATGAACGAAGACACAATGCGCGAGAAGATTCAGGCGCACTGTAAAGCTAACGGCATTACCGGCCCGGTCGCGAAGATCGAGACACGCAAGACCGACAAAAAGGGCAAGGTCAAATACATTACAATCAATGTTGCCAAACAGGATAAGAAGGGCGGTGCAGAACCGGCTTTCGTTGGTGTCCAGGGAGTAGGCTATGCCATCCCTCGCGGCATTAATGTTGACGTACCGGAATCTGTTGTCGAGGTTCTGAAAAACGCCAAACAGGATATCGTTACTCAGGATACTGAGACCGGCGAAATCCACAAGGAAGAGGTAATGACTTACCCTTTCCAGATCGTGGCTAACGGCTAACCGTGAATTACCTCGAACTCTGCGTCAGGGCAAGACAGGAAGCCGGGGTATCGGGTAGCGGTCCCACGACCGTTACCGGCCAAACAGGGAAGCTGGAAAAAATAGTCAACTGGGTTCAGCAGGCCTGGATCGAGATACAGCTCATGCGGCCGAACTGGCTGTTCATGCACGCTGAATTCAGCTTTCCGACAGTGGCCGCAACCCGGGACTACCTCGCCGCAGACGTAAGCATTACCGATTTAAAGCTCTGGGATACGGGATCGTTTATGATTTACGAGACCGCGCTTGGAGAATCAGATCAGAATCAACTTGTTTATCTCCCGTATTCACAGTGGCGCAGCACCTATCGCATAGGTATGGGCGACAGGGATGATGCCAGGCCGCAATACTTCACGATCATGCCGGATAACAGTGTGCGCATGGAGCCACGGCCTGATAAGATTTACACCATTGAAGGCGAGTACAAGAAATCGTCCCAGGTGCTGGCATTGGACGCAGACGAACTCACTGGATTCCCCGACGACTTTCACATGCTGGTTGTGTGGCAAGCCCTCAAAACGTACGGTCATTTTGAAAACGCTCCCGAAGTGTTGGAAGAAGCCGAGACTAATTTTGATAACTTGCTATACCGGCTTGAAATTGAACAACTACCGGTATTTAGCGAGGACAGAGAGAGCCTTGCGTAATGCGCCGATCTAATCTCGCCCGAAAACCAAATGGGGCTGTCCGTACCAAAAGCTTTTCATTAAAAGGCGGACTCAATCTTGTCGATTCACCTATGTCGATTCCGGAAGGATCGGCTCTACTCGCTCGCAATTACGAACTGCTTCCTACCAATGGATACCGCCGCATACAGGGCCATGAGCGCTTTGATGGTCAGTCAAAGCCGTCAGAGGCCAGTTACTGGATTCTGAACTACGATGGCGGCACGGGCGCAATCTCCGAAGGTGATACCGTTACCGGGCTTGTGACCGGCCATACCGGCGTAGCTTTGCTCGACCAGGTTGGAACCGTGGCCAGCGGTTACCTGGTGCTGACAAACTGTACCGGCGTATTCCAGGACGATGAAGCACTCCAGGTCAGCGCAGTAACGAAAGCTATCGCCAACGGAACTGCTGACGAGCGCGGAGCCAGTAGCGCAGCCGATGATGCTACCCATATACAGGACGCTATCGAGACTCAACGAGCTCTGATCGGCAAAGTAGGCGCAGCTGATGGCTCTGGCGCGGTACTCGGCGTGCATGTATTTCAGGGCGATACCTATGCTTTCAGGAACAACGCGGCCGGTACTGCCTGCCTGATGTGGAAATCGACTGCTGCAGGGTGGGTTCAGCAGACACTTGGTAACCGTATCAGCTTCGCAGACGCAGGCGCGGGCGTGGCCTATGTCGAAGGCGAAACCATTACAGGCACGACCAGCGGTGCCTCAGCGGTGATAAGCAGGGTGGTATTGCAATCTGGCGCCTGGGGAACGGACGCAGCCGGGTATTTCATTATCGGTGCCGTGACCAGCGGGCCATTCCAGGCCGAGGCAACAACCGGGTCAGTATCAGGCGCGGTACCGATTACCGGTGCTGAGACAGCAAATACGATTGCGCCTAACGGCCGCTTTGAATTCGAGAATTACAATTTCTTTGGGTCCACGCAGACCAGGCGAATGTATGGCGTCAGTGGCGTCGATTATGCGTTCGAGTGGGATGGCTCAGTCTTTGTGCCGATCATTACCGCCAATACAGTCGATACGCCTTCGCACCTGGCAATCAACGAATATCATCTGATGCTGGCATTCGCGAACGGTTCCCTGCAAAACTCGTCAACGGGCACGCCTTATAAGTGGGCAGGCGGCGGCGCGGCCGAGATCGGCGTCGGTGCCGATATCGTTGGACTCAAGAAAGAAATAGGTTCAGCTCTGGTCATTCTTTGCAGAAGCAAAACTTTTGCCCTGTATGGAAAGAATACAACTGCCTCACCATGGGACTTGAGAACTATCTCAGAAGAGTCAGGCGGTATTGAATGGTCGATGCAGCGTATTGGTCAATCAAGATGGCTCGACGATCTCGGGTTTATAAACCTGTCAGCGGTACAGGAATACGGTGATTTTGCGGCATCTACCTACAGTCAAAAAATCGAGCCTTTGGTAACGGCCAAAAAGGAATTGCTGACGGCCTCGATCATCTGCAAGAAAAAGAATCAGATACTCACTTATTTCTCTGATGGCTCGGGCATTGTCGCCACATTCAACAATAAGAAACTGTCAGGATTTACCACGATAAAATATACGGACGGTGCCGGTGCCGCGCTCTATGTGAACTGTACTGCGAACGGAGAAGACAGTAACGGGTTCGAGGTAATGTTTCTCGGCGGCAGCGATGGCTATGTTTACCAGCTGGACAGCGGAACATCGTTCGATGGCGCGGTATTGTCGGCTACGTTTGTTCTGGCCTATCACCACCTGGGATCGCCGTCTTATAACAAAGCATTTAAGAAGGTTGTTATCGAGGCGGATGGCGCGGTCGGTGCCCTGATTCAATACAATGCAATTTATGATTACTCCAGCGGGAAATCGCCATCCGGTATTACTCTGGAGGAATCCATGGATTCTGGCGGATACTACTGGAATGAAGTATTCTGGAATCAGTTCAACTGGTCATCGGCTGATGTAACTTTGGTTGAAGGAGACCTGGATGGAGAAGGCAGAAACATCGGATTGCAGATCACGTCAACCAGCACCTATTCGGAGCCGCATACCTTATTCGGCGTAACCTATCATTACTTATTGAGAAAATTGGTGAGATAAAATGTCAGCTTTCTGGAATTTCGTAACACGATTTACCGCGGGTACTCTGGCGAAAGCCGAGGACGTAAACACTAATCTTGATGGTATTGATGCTGGCCTGGCCCTGGTCGAGACAGAGATCGATAAGGCGGTTCAGATTACAAACGGGGCAGGAGTCACCGATATCGTGCTCAGTGCCGCCGCCAGGGCGAACAAGCTGCTTGCCTTCGATGCGAACGGCGATATCGCTGCCTCCACGATCTTAGGCGACTGGAAAGGCAACCACGCGGCCGCCGCCGGTACTGATTACCAGATCCGGGACGTGGTAAAGGATTCAACCGGTGCGCTCGGGTTGAACAATCTCTATATCTGTATCAGCACCCATACCTCGACCGGAACCCTGCTGACGGATACCGCGAACTGGGAGCTGCTGGTAGATGCGGCCGTGGTAGCAGCCGCCCAGGTTACGATTGCAGATGCTGGCGCCCTGATCACCGCAACTGATGTTGAGGGCGCATTACAGGAGGCTTTCGGCGAGATCGATGCCAATACAGCAGCTGTAGCGTTACGCGCTCTGCTGGCGGGCGGTAACACGTTCACCGGTACCCAGAACCTGTCAGATGGCATACTACAGCGGCCAAAGATTCAGGATTACGGAGCAGTATTGACTAGCCCCAGTAGTTCGTCTGGAGTGTTGACCCTGGATTACTCGCTCGGCAATGTATTCGTGGTGACGCTGACGGAAAACATTACTTCGATAGTGATCACCAATCCACCAGCAACCGGTGTTTATGGCGAAATGATTATCAAGTTTATTCAGGATGCGGCCACATTGAGAACAATCGCATGGGCGGCAGCCTATCTATGGCCATATGGAGTAGATCATGTGATGACGCCAACCCTGTCTGCAATAGACTGGGTTACGCTCAGGACGACAGATGGCGGTACAACCTGGTTTTGTGATTCAGCTCAGGCGTATGCGTAATGCTTTTAGCAGGTAAATTCGGATCGATAGGAAATCGGGAGCAGGCCAATGGCTATTTCGGCCATATATTCGATCAAGGCCTTTACGGAACATTAAGCTACGGAACCAGCAAGGTCGATACCTCCGGAAATGTTTACACGCTCATGTATATGCTGCTCACCAATCCCGGGCCTGGAGAGTATTATCGAATCTATTTGACCAAGCACAATTCTAGTGGCGTAAAACAGTGGGAGAGAAGAATATATAGCGTGGCAAATTCCAAGCATGATGCCATGGATATTGCGATCAACCCGGCGAGTGCGACAACCGATATTTTTATTACTTTCAAGTATCGTGCAGGCGAGATCTGGGGTCTGGCCATGTATAACAATTCTGGCACTATTCAATGGCAGCGAGAAATTACTCTAACTAACACCAGCCGCGGCGCTAAATATCATCGTTCAAGTGTATCCTACAATGTGACGACTGGCCTGGTGTGCGCGAGCATGAGCCACCTGTTTGCAGCTACTGATATCCGTACTATTGCCGGCGTTTGGAATACTTCAGGCGTGAATCAGGATCTGAGATATCTTTATAAAGGCGCCAATAGCTATGTGGAACCAACCTCAGTAACCCAGGACGCATCTGGCAATATTTATTGGTTTGTAAATTACGACACAACCACTACGTCATCGAGAGCAGTATTGATGAAGTTCAACAGCTCGTATGTCCTTCAATGGCAGCGAGCAGTAGGTGACGGCACCGGCACTGATGGCAATGTATACGGCACCGGCATAGTTGTTGATTCTGCTGAAACCGGAATCTATGTGTGCGGTTATGGTGATGCTGCGACGGATACATTGTGGGTATTCAAATATAATGCTTCCGGCACTCTTCAATGGAAGCGCGATATTACGGCCTCCACTACGTTAACTGCGCTGGCTATCGATGTAGACGGCAGCGATGACCCAATCGTAAGCGGTCAGAATGATTTCGATACCAGTTCAACTGCCCAGGTAGCAATGAAACTAAATGCCTCGGATGGAACAGTTGCATGGGCTTTGAGATTAGTGGATGCTGAATTTACCGGCGTTTCAACCCCCCGAATTACTGAAGACCCGACTTCCGGAGATATTTATGTAGCTACAAAAGGAAAGGCCAAAACAGGCGAACCGTCATCTGTATCAAGATTAACCGGCACCGCGGTATGGCGAATTGACGTAAGCGCACTGGCGCATGGTTTCATTGGCCCCTATTATCAGACAAGATTGGTATACTCTGAAGCAGCCAGCGCTATCAGCGACAATGCTGGCCCAGCTTCAAATACGACCACCGGTATTTTGACAGAATCAGCCGGAACCTTTACAGCTGATACAACTGCTGAAGTTGATATGGAATATTATTACTAGGAGAGTATGAAAAAATTAATATTAATGTTTTTGTTTATCTTTCCGCTGCAGGCAATGGCGTGGGATAAAAACGATACCAGGCGCGAAGTAGCCTGGCAGATCATACATGCCATTGATTATGGTCAGACTCTGGATATCGCAAAGAATCCACACAGATTCACCGAAGGCAACCCGATACTGGGAAGGCATCCTTCGACGGATCAGGTTCATGCGTATATGCTCACCGGAGCATTGCTGCATTACGCGGTAGCCAGGAAACTGAAACCGAAATACAGAAAACTGTTTCAATATGTCAGTATCGGACTGAGCGGATCGTGCGTAGTATCAAACGCAAGAATCGGAATCAAAATTAATTTCTAGCTGGAGGCGAACAATCATGGCCCTGCCAATAACAGACCCAAATCTACAGCAGCCGCAGAACGGGATTGTCAGCAATCAAACAGGCACTCAACCTGCTGCTCCACAGACAGCTGAGCCTGTTCCAGCTCCAGCGGTCGCGCCAACTCCAGGTGCCGCACCAATGGCCGCCGAAGCGCCTGCCGCGCCAGAGCCAACATTCAAAGCGCCGCCAGCACAAGCGGTTACCTCCCAGGTAGCGCCAGAGGGAGAGACCGTTGAAAGCCGTCTCGGAGCACTTACCGAGAAGGGCAGCAAATATACTGAGCTGGCCAGACAGGACGCCATACGTCAGGCCGCAAGTCGTGGCCTGATCAATACCACGATGGCCGGTGCTGCCGGTACCGAGGCCGCGATCCGCGCCGCGTTGCCGATTGCGCAGCAGGACGCGCAGACCATGACCGAAACCAGAATGAGGAATCAGGCAGCTGAACAAGAGCTGGTAAGGAATCGCCAGGCTGCCGATCTGAACATGGAAGTCGCTTCGCTTGAGGACACGTTCAGGGCCAATCAAATGAAGCTTGATACTCAACTGAAGACAAGGCTTCAGACGACACTTCAGAGCCAGAAACTCAGCGATGAGGTCAAAATACAGGCATTGTCCACGATCAATAACATCGTGCGTGATACCGCCGCGCAGATAGCTGAGATTGGTTTATCAGATAGATCGGCAGAACAGCAGGCGTCAGCAATCCAGCAGCTTCAGAGAAATCGCGATGCGGAAATTGCTGTATATGAGAATCTTCTCAGCAATATGTCGGACTGGTACTGGGGCACAGAGTTTACACCTGGCGCCGCACCGCCTCCGCCACCGGCAACTGTATAGGAGCCATGACTGAATGAGTGGGATCAGGTTAGGTGATATACCGGATATGAACGCTATCTGCGACCTGGCAGCGGAATTGCTTGATCAAAGCGTATATGCTGGAATCAAGCCAGATCAGGAAAAATTCAGGCTGCTTGTTGCCAACCTGATGGGACACAAGCAAGGAACTGTCCTGGTCATTGTCGATGATGAAGACAGGCCGCAAGGATTTTTACTCGGCATATTGGAAGAGTTATTTTTTAGCAGAAAACGTATGGCTACTGATTTAGCTATATATGTGAGAGAAGGTTACCGCCACCTAGCGCCGTCAATGGTCAAGCAATTTATTGCATGGGCAGAAAGTAAGCCGCGTTTGGTGTTGATTACACTCGGTATCTCCAGCGGTATCGGCGATCCTGACAGAGTGGGTAAATTTTATGAAGATATTGGATTACCGGCAGTAGGCGGTATTCACATGAAGAGGTATTGATTATGTCAGGCATCCCAATCATCGGAAAAATATTCGACGCGATCATGGACAGTCCAGTTCTTAAAGCGGTTGTTGTCGCGGCAGCAGTTTGGTTCACAGCAGGAACAGCCACGGCGTACTTTGCCGCCCCGCAAGCGGGATTGGGGGCAGCCATGCAATCGTCGGCGAGTAGTATGTGGACAGCCACGACCAATTTCTTTGGAGCAGACGCAGCCGCCAGTGGCGCAGCAGAAGCCGCAGCCGAGGCCAGTTCAATCACGGCCGAGGCCGCAGCCGCATCTGAGGGCATTGGTGCCACGACTTCAATCGCAGAAATAGAGGCCGCTGGTGCCGGGGCTGGTGCGGCCAGTGCAGCAGAGCCAACACTTGCACAGCTGGGAACCGCTCCGACCACGCCATCGATGGCTGGCGCACAATTACCAGGTGCAGGCGCTCTGCCGGCCACCGCTCCGGCAGCTTACCCCGGTGCCGGTATCGTTAACTGGATGGCAAAGAATCCGATACCGACAATGGTTATCGGGCAAGGACTAGCCGGAGCTTCAGCTGCTGGAGCTGAACAGGAAGCCGCAGACAGAGCCGCGGCTGAACGAAGAGAGCGCGGCCTGATGGGCTTTAAGTATGGCGGGGAATACGGCGGCGGTGTAGTAGGAAGTCAGATGCAGCAACCAGTTGGAGCAGGCACACAGCCGATAGCAGCGCCAACAGTCGCACAGCAGGCGCCGCAGCAGATTATGGTTCCAAAAGAGGAACTGCCTAATTTAAGCAAACAAGGGCGTATTGCATAAGGGGATCATTATGGAAGGCATGACAGAAGCAACAGAAAATCCCCGAGGCTTTGGTGGAGCGTCAAGCCCTGTAGATGATGGGCCAGCTCGGGCCACCCCTGAAGAACAACAGGATTACGAGCTTATTGCCATCAGATCCAGAAAAATGATCTTCGGCCCAGGCAAGGAAAAAATATTGGAAATGCTTGGCAGCAGCGAAAGCCCGGCCAAGGGAATGGGCAAGGTAGCGTCGATGCTGATCAAGTCACTGGTTGATTCAGGCAAACAGCAGGGCCGAGAAATAAGCCCGGACGCCGCTATCAATGCGGGCGCAGTCGTGCTCGACGATCTGAATAAACTGGGAAAAGCGAAAGACGTGTTCCAGTACGATGACCAGGAAAGCGAGGACAAAGAACTGCAGGACGCCATGTTGTGGGGCGTTAAATTCTACGGTGACGGCATGATTGCCGAAGGTGAGGTCACGCCAGAAATAAAAAACATGGCCAGAAAACAGGTCAAAGAAGGTATTGCAGAAGAAATGTCCGCCGGGCCGAAGCCGAAGAAAATGGCAACAGCTGTTAACCAGGCGGTAAACGACCAGGCCATGGCGAGCCCTGGTCTTGTCGGTAGCGCAATGAAAGAGGGAGCATAATCATGGGCGGAATAATCCGAGGATTCATTGGTGGTGCCGGAAAAGCTATGTCCGATGTGGGAAAGATGATGCTCGGCGAAAAACTACAGAGCGAGCGCGATGAAGCAAATGCCTTGCGGGATGCTGAACTCCGAAGGACGCTGAAAGCCGAGGATCGTGAATTCGCTACCAGCGAAAGAGAAGCTGGTCAGAAATTTGCTGCCGGTGAGTCTGCCAAGAGAGAAGCGGGCGCAAAAGAACGTGCATTGATTGGCGCCGGCAAAACAAGAAATCCGCAGCTGATTAAATATACCGACTCAAAAGGCTTTGAGCAGCAGGGCGTATTGAAGGATATGGGCGGCGGCAAATACAGTATTGTGAAACCGGATACCGGTGAACCCGTTGAAGAAAATATCTCTACCGAAGAGCTGAAGAACATGGCCGCCAAGATGACGACCGAAAGCGGCAAGGGAGAAGACTGGATTCCGTGGAATGAATACGGATACAAGGATCCCGAAGTCCGAGCAGCCGTAGCAGCCGAGAAAGCAAAACCAGAAACAGCGCCGAAACCGAAACCAGGCATTGTCAGTGAAAAGATGAGGGACAAGGATACCGGTGAAGTCACTGGCGAAGTGGAGAAATCTTTCACCCAGGTTTCTGGAGGCGGAGAATCAAAACAGATAGGCACGCGAACGATCACGAAACAACAATATATTGATGCTATGGTATCGCAGCATGGCAAAGATAAATTGAAGCAGATCGAGGCCCAGTGGGCGTCCTACTAACAGGGAATGAATAAATGGTTGACAGACTCGATGATTCTTTCCTGCTTCAAGAAGAAGAGCAGCCGACAGGCCGTGCCGATAGCACATTCCTGGATGACGCTTTTCTCTTAGAAGAAGAAGCGGCACCAGCTCCGGCCCCGGAAGAAAAACCGTATGAACTAAGCAGACCGGCAGAAGTAGGCCGGGCTTTCGTGCGTGGCGCGAATGTGCAAGGTCGAATGATGGCCGGTGGCGCGGCTGAGCTGGCCGGACGAGCGGTCGAGCAGCCTGCCCTAACGCCAGAAGAAGAAGCCGAGCAGCGTCGACAGGCAGCATTGCAAGAAGTCCCGAAGGATATTACCCAGGCCCGCGCTGAACAGCGCCGGGATTACGCTGGAGCAGTCAGCTTCAGGCCGCCAAACGAGGAAGGGATTCTCAATATGGCCAGGCTGTCCCGCGGCGTGAAAGATACCGTCCGTCTTCTGATGCAGGAAGCGGATGCCATTGTCCCCGATTTTATGAAAACAGGCGCGGCAGCCAACTGGGCAGCGGACGAGAAAGACAGCGTACAGCGAGTGGAAAAATTCGCTGAAGCCATGCAGAAGTGGGGCAAAAAGACTCAGATATCCGGACAGGAATGGCTGGAAGACAATATCGGATGGGCTCCGAGTAAGGCCTATACCGAGAAAAGTTTTCGAGAAAACCTATATCTTGATCCGATCCGGGCGATTGGCAGCGTCTCAGCTGAAAATGCGCCCAACATGATCGCCACCATTGGCGCCTATGTCGTTGGCGGTCCAGCTCTGGGACTTGGTACCGGCTTCGCTCTCGAATCAGCCGATTCATTTACCAGCAATAAAGAGTACCTGGCAAAGAAATATGGCGGCGAAGACAATATCCCGCCAGTTGAGTGGGCGCGCTTGGTCGATGTGGCCACGTCTGTCGGCGCCGCCAATTCAGTGCTCGAATTGCTGCCGGTTACAAAGGCCTTCGAGCGGGCAGGACTTGGCAAGCAATTCTCGAACAACGTGATAAACGAAATAGCCAAGCGGCCGAAATTGATGATGAGCTTGCGCAAGGTTACCGTCGACACTGGCAAAGGAACGGCCACCGAAATGCCGACCGAGCTGGTACAGGAAATCGTGCAGATAGCCGGTGATATCACGCTTGGCCAGAATCCAGGCATCGATGAAAATATCGACAGAATGTTGCAGGCTACGCTGGCAGCAGGACCGACCGGTGCCATCATGGGCGGTGGTACCAGCACCATAGGCGAGATATCAAGGGTCAAGGAACAGAGAAAGTTTGCTGCCGCTTATGAAGAGCACGAGCGAAAGATGCGGGAAACAGCTGCTAACAAGCCAGCAGAGCCGGAAACGATCCCTGATGCCGCACCAGTAGACGAGTACCAGGCTGCCTATGAGTCCATGGCGGCCGATATTGCGGCAGCTCCAGCGGCACCTGGCGCTGTTCCAAGCACTTTCGATCAGAAAGGACAGCCGGCAGAGCTGTTCAATCCTACGCATATTGACGCCAGCGGACAGCCGGTTCAGAGGGTAACCAAGGACGGCCAGCCTATTCCGGATACCTATATGCGTGCGGATGGCACCATTTTCAGGGATACCCAGGTTCAGGCCAACCCTGATGCTGTTGATCCGTCGATGGACGTTAACGTGGTCGCGGCGACAATCAAGGCTGAAGTAATGGGGCCATCGGCTGAAGTTGCCATACCAGAGCCTGTCACGCCGCCTGTAGCAGAGCTACCAGCAGCTGAACCAATCACTCCGATAGAACCGGCACCAGCTCCAGAGGCTGTCACGCGCCCGCAGGAGCCAGCCCCGGCACCAGAGTCAGAACAGCGAGCTGCCCAGATAGCGGCTGAGCTGACGCCTGAGCAGATCCAGGCCGAGATCGACCAGGTATCGGCTGCCGCCCGGGAGAGGATGGACGAGCTCAGGGAGGGCAAGCGAGCAGCTTATGAGGCAGAAACCGAGCTTGATTTTATGGCGCCGGAGGAAAGGGCTAGGCTCGACGACCTGAAGCGGGCGCTACCGTCCTATGGAGCTGAGGCCGAAGCTGCCAAGGAACGACTGAAGAAACGGGCTGCCGAGCGTAAACCTTTCGGCAAGCCAAAAACTGAAATCGACAAGGCAGCGGTAGAAGCCGCTACCAGTCCGACCAACGAGCTACCAGCGCCGACAGAGGCCCAGAAAGAAGCCGGTAATTACAAGAAAGGGCATGCCACTGTCCAGGGACTTGATATTGCCATCGAGAACCCGGCAGGCAGCAAGCGCCGTCCTGAGTGGCCGACCCTGAAGCAGCACTACGGTTACATCAAGCGCACGGTAGGTGCGGACTCAGAGCCTGGAGCGAAGCCGCACGAGATCGAGCAGGTAGACGTATTCGTTAAGCCTGGCGAAGAAATTCCGGCAGACAATCCGATTTTCGTTATTGATCAATATGATGCGTCTGGCAAGAAGTTCGACGAGCACAAGGTAATGATGGGATTCGCCACCGAGCAGGAGGCTCGCGATGCGTATATGGCCAATTATACCCAGGGATGGAAAGGCCTGAAGCAGATTACCCAGGCGACCCCTGAAGAATTCAAGGCTTGGCTGGAGACCGGCGATTCAACCAAAGAATATGGGGCCATTGTTCCACGGGAAACAATTAAGGCGGAAGGTAAGGAATCAACTGTAACTACTTCAGTAGGAACGAAAATATCTACCAAATTTACAGTCGTTGATATGGATTCGCTGATCCCGTCGAACGATGATGCCGGCAATAAAAACCCGGCTTACCCGGAAGCATTGCAGCCGCGTGACCGGTCGCGAGGCGCATCCCAGGTTCAGATTAAGAAAATCGCCAGCAAACTGGATCCAGTCCTGCTTGGCGATTCCGTAAAGGCTTCTGATGGCGCACCGATAATCGGCGACGATGGCGTGGTCGAGTCTGGAAATGCCCGCGTGCTTGGCGTGCGCCTGGCCTACAAGACGGGCAAGGCCTCGGCCTACCGCCAGCACCTAATCGATAACGCAGCCGCCTACGGGCTCACAGCGGCCGATATGGAGGCAGTAAAGAATCCGGTCCTGGTCCGCGTCCGCCAGGGCGAGCTCAGCATGAAGGAAAGGGCAGAACTGGCACGGCAGGCGAATCAGCCCGATATCGCGCCAATGTCACCGGTTGAGCAGGCCAAGTCAGATGCCGACAGAATTACTGATGAGGATATGAAGCTGTATGCTCCGTCAGAGCAAGGCAATATCCTGGCGCCATCGAATCAAAGCTTTCTCCAGGGATTCGCCAAAAAGCTGGGCGACCTGGAAGCGGGCGGATTGACGACTGCTGATGGCCGATGGACCAAGCAGATGGCGGACCGGGTACAGGCAGCTATATTCTATAAGGCATACGGTGACGAGCGGTTGCTGACGCTGACAGCTGAAGAAGCGGATCCGGATATTAAAAATATCTTGAGCGCATTGAATACTGCAGCACCGGCCTTTGCGCGAGCGCGAGCCGTGAAAGAAAATCTCGGCGATCTGGATATAATCAACGATATCGTCGGCGGCATTGATGTGATACGCCAAGCAAAAGCAGACGGCACCAGTGTTCGACAGATAGTAGACCAGGGCGGCCTGTTTGGAGACGTTGATCCCGTGGTTGCCAAGATGGCAGAGTTTATCGAGTCCAGCGCCAGAAGCTCGAAGCGCATGGGAGTCGGCTTTATGGAAATGGCCAAGTTTCTCGAAAAGGAACTGGTTAACATACATCAGGAATCATTGTTCGATCTACCGCCAGCAACCAAGGCCGATATAGTCGTTGCTGCAAATAAACGAATTACAGAGGTATATGGTGATGAAAAAAGAATCCCAGACTTATTCAGCAAAGAGCAGGTCGGACCCGCAGATAGCCAACGCGCTGCTGAAACTAGCCATAGCGTCAGGCAACAAGGCGAAGACGCTGGAACCGAAGCTAAAACCGCCGTTACCGGCTGGAAGAAAACAGCAGGCGGAAAATATATAGGTTACAAAGTGATGCGCCTGGACGGCAAGTCAGTCGTCTCTGGTGCAGACTCCAGGCTTAGATTCAGGAACAAGGCTGGCCAGGTTATATCGATGACTGGCGAGGGCGTATTCCTGAGCAATGATCAAAAATATGTAACTGATTATTACAGTGGTCTGGCAGATAACGAAGTCCTGCTGAGACTGGAATTCGACAAAGCCGATATCGTTTTTGGAAAATCATCGTTCAATGATCGAGAGCCAGAGATTGGCGTAAGGTCTGCGACTATTTTGGAATCTATACCGATCACCAAAGAAGGTGAGCCGATTGAGGTCCAGGAAAGCAAGAGCAAATATGGTGAGAATGTAGACGCCTTCTTTGAGGAATGGTTCGAGAATACTTTCAATAATCCGTTCAGCCCTCGTGACCGGATTGTGATGAACAAGGCGCTACAGTCAAGGGACGACTTCGCAATGCTGGACGTGAGCCCGATAGGGAAAAATCTCATTCATTTAAGCAGCATCCTTTCGTCTGAATCAGGCAGAGGCAATGGAGCCGCTGGCCTGAAAATGCTTATCGATCTGGCAGACAAACATGGGCTATCGATTGATCTAACGGCAAAGGCTTTTGGTAGGGAACAAACCCTGTCCACGAAACAGCTGAAGAAATGGTATGGCCGTCATGGATTCGAGGAAACCAGGGGCGACAGGATGATCCGCAAGCCGGCCCAGGAGCTGCCCGTTCCCGATCTTGCTGCCAGGCCGGCCCCGGAAGAAATAAAATACGCCTCAATGGAAGGTAAGGAAGTCAGTTACCAGGTACAGATCGAATCGACTGGCGAAGTATTTACCGTTACTGTAGATGCAGCTGAAGCCATGCGCGATCTTGATGCCAGGACCGAAGCATTGGCAGAATTGAGGAAGTGCTTGTAATGACAGTCAAAAAGGTACTCAAGTCTAAGTCAGAATTAAAAAAAATGGCGCTATCAAAAGGCGCCAGAATTACTGATGCAAGCGGCAATATTTTTAATGACAAAAGAAAGAAGACAGCTGCCGGGGAAAAGATACCTGAACCGGAAAAAAAGGAATTACCGGCACCAGCTCCAAAGCCGGTGATAGCAGGCCCAGATGCTGGGTCAAAGTTAGTGGCCGAGAAAATAGAAACGAGTGGCCACGATACTGTCGTCATGCTGGAAAATTTGAGAAAACAAATAGCAGATATTCAGATGAACGCGGCGCAGCCGCCTATGGAGTGGGTATTTGATTTTGAGCGTAACGAACAGGGATATCTGACAAGGATTGTCGCCACAGCAGATTCAAAAAAAACATTAAATTAACCGGAGAATGAAAAATGAGAAATGAACTATTTAAACCAAAGACGGTGATTATCGCAGTATTGGTAGCGCTTGCCTTGCTCATTCTGGGCATTACAGCCGCGGTCGCTGGCGAGATCGGTGACAAGCGAATGATGAAATTGCCAACCATTACCTACGGCGCGATAGGTGCCTCGAATTTATCCGGACAGGCCTTGCTCGGCGTACGCATCCCGCAGAAAAATTACAACATTGCCATCGAGGCCTATGTCGGTGGTGGTAGCGGTATCGACGTTATGTTGCAGCAGCGCCTGGCCACGAATCATATTCGATTCATGCTCGGTGCCGGTGTTCGTGATGGAGCGGGCGCAATCGTTGTCGGAGCGAATTATGGAAAGTGGATTGCCAGAGTAAGATCATTTGATTCAGAAAGTACAAATATAACTACTCATAGCGGCCATCATCGCCATCATTCTTATTCAACATCGACGAACAGTACACGTCATCGAAACGAGCTGTTTATCGGTTATACGATACCGATCAATATCAGCTGATGATCAGATTCTATCTTTGCCCCATGGTGGATGATGGGAAGAGCAGCCAACTAAAACAGGCTTATGGCTGGCATCCCATGATCATGGATTTGCCGCGGGAGCCAGGGCAGACCATAAGGTGCCCTGGTGCGCATCCGTCTGGGTGGACGCTGGTAATGGTTGATCGCTCAGACCATTCTGGGATTATCGCGCACCCACAAGTAGACGCCTTGATGCCGGAACTAATGGGGCCCGTGCAGACGAAGGTAGGGGCGATAGCGGCAACACAGGCTACCCCTCTGGGGAACAGCAGAACAAAGGCAGTTTCTTTATTGGAGAAATACGGAATACCCTAAGGTGGACTGGCTACCGGTAGAAGCTTTCTTGATAGAGCTCTACATGAAATAGACCCGATGGCAAATCTGGAGAGCCTGTTTTGACGACTGTATCAGACGACTTCACGGACACGAACGGCACCGCCAGTACCGCGCATACACTGACAGGCGGTTCAAGCGTATGGAGCAAGCACCCAAATTTTACCGGCGTCAACGAGGTTCAGAGCAACCAGATGACGAACCAGGTCGGGTCGAATGGCGTGGACTACGCTGGTTCAGACAGCCCTTCAAGTGTCGATCAGGATATTACTACGGTTCACCAATCGGCTGACAATACCGGTGGCGGATGCGGCAGAATGAGCTCCAGCGCCTCTACGTTCTACCTATACCAGTACGTTTCCGGTGCGCCCGAGTGGAGACTACAAAAGATCGTATCTGGAACATTGACCACGCTTGGTACCTATAACGGCGATGCGCCGAGTACATCACGATCCGTATTGCTTGAAATCAGGGACGCTACTAAAAAGCTGATCATAGATTCCGTCGAACGAATATCGTCATCGGACAATGCAATTACAGCTGCCGGTGAATGGGGCTACTTCATGGGCGATGTATCTGATAACTTTGACAGCTGGGCGGCATCTAACCCGGCCGTTGGTGGCCTGTCTATTCCGATAGCAGCTTACCACTACAACCATAACGTGGGGTCTAAACTCTAATGCAATACTTAAAAGCGGATACGGCAGTAAAGGTTGTAATAGGCCCGGTGGTTGCAGTCGGCGATGGCTATGTTCCTGTTACCACGCTTTCGTTGAGCACGGCAGACGAAGCCGAAATTATGAAGCATGATGCCGCCGCTGTAACAAGTATTTCAGGCAATACCTTTGCGGCGATCACAAGCGCTGACGGTTACTACAATTTAACCATCACGGCAGCGCAGCTTGATACCGAAGGCATGCTGACTGTATTGATCAACGATGACTCCCTATGCTTGCCGGTCAGGCATGATTTCATGGTGGTCAGTGCGAATGTATATGATTCACTGTTCGCTGCTGCTGCAACTGATTACCTACAGGTGGATACCATCCAGGTCGGCGGTGCTACCGAAGATATCGCCACCGAGACCAAGCAAGATATTATTGATACCAATGTCGACGCTATCCTGGTCGATACAGCTGAGATCGGAGCTGCTGGTGCTGGCCTAACAGCATTGGCCCAGGCCAGCGTAGCGACTGAAGCCAGGCTGGCAGAGCTGGATGCAGCTAATATTCCTGCCGATGTTGATACCTTGCTCGCCCTGATAGGAAATATTGCCACCGGCTCGTCAGCGGTTTCGATCATTGCCGAGAGCCAGGTATTGACCACGGGCACCGAAGTTAATACTTACGCATCGACCGCAACCAAAGATGGCGTCTACCATGAGATCACGGACGCGGCCGGTGCTATGGAATTGTATTATCAGTTCGATGTTGGTTCTGACGGCGTGGCGGCAGAGTGCTCAATGTGGGGCCGACTGTTCAGCTCAAACGATACCATTGGAGTTTACGCCTGGAACTGGGCTACTTCGGCATGGGACCAGATTGGCGAATTAGATGGATCCGCTGCATCGAGCGATGTTTTCGTATCATTCAATCTGCTGGTACCGCATACAGGAACCGGCGCGAATCTCGGCAAGGTCAGAGTGCGTGGGTACGCGGCCTCTGGCCTGACTTCAGCTACTCTGTATCTTGATCAGGTTTATGTGAGCTACGCGGTTATTCCGGTTTCAAGACAGACCAAGGGATCGGTTGTCGACGTATCGCCAGCAGCAGCCGGATTCGATACCGACCTGACTGAAGCAGATACACACTGGGATGACGCGCTGTTGATCTTTACGAGCGGAACATTGCTTAACCAAGCCAGATCAATTTCATCATCGCTGGCTGCCAGTGGTGCCCTGACTTTTGACGAGGCATTTAGAGCGGCGCCAGCTAATGGTGACACGTTTATCATTTACCATACTCACATTCATCCGGTTAATCAGATTCGTGACGCTATCCTGGCAGACTCGACCCCATTCAACGGTGCCGATATACCAGCGATTCTGGCGGATACCGCCGATATGCAGCCGAAGCTTGGCGCCCCGGCAGGTGCGAGTATGTCAGCTGATATCGCCGCGGTTCAGGCGGACACTGACGCGATTGAGATTGATACCCAGGATATTCAATCAAGACTACCGGCAGCGCTGGTAGGCGGAAAGATATCGGCAGATGCGGTAGCAGTTGGAGGATCGACCGATGGCGCGACCAGGCTCGGCAAGGCCACTCAGGCGAATGTATACGGTACGGTAGGCGCTGCATCGACCACGACCAATATCGTTACCAGTGCCCTGGACCCGGCCGCAGCCGCCACAGATCAGTTCAAAGGCAAGATCGTTACCTTTGATGCCAATACGACTACGGCAGCCCTCAGAGGCCAGAGCACGGATATAACGGCGTCAACGGCTGGTGGAGCGCTTACCGTAACGGCATTAACAACCGCTCCGGTATCGGGTGATACCTTCGTCATAACCTAATGGCCACGACACGTCTCGGCCTCAACGGATACGGTACCAGGCCAGCCGGGAGCTTTGCAGGGAAGACGGCGGTAACCACGCATCCGGTCGGCGTTATTACCCGGCTTGGCTTGAATGGTTACATGGCAATGCGGGTCGGCTCTTTCTCCGGAAAGACGCCTGCCGAGATTGTGCCCGAGATACCGGTCACGCCTACGCCTCCGCCCTCCGGTGGTCGCGGTAGCGGCCCGATCTACCGGGAATGGGCGCCAGGCTATGATCAGTACCGCGAAGACGCACTCAGGGAAACTCGCAGGAAAAGGATTTTGGCAGAAGATGATGATATCGTAGCCTTAATCGCTGCAATGATTACAAAAAGGTTGATGTAATGGCGCTCAAGAACTGCATTAAAATAACATCAGGCCTGAACAGTGATGACGTAACCGCCGTCCTGGATTCATTCGATTCTTACAAAGAGAGCATGAGCCAAGAAGATGCGGCCGTCCTGGCTGTTGAAGATGCGATTGCCTCACTTGAAGTCGAGCGCCAGGGAATGATGGCCTCGATAGATGCAGCTTATCCAGAAATAGCCAAAGAATTCCGCGCCGCCGGCAGGCGAATTGTCCTGAATGTAAACAGGCCGATTGAAGAGACAGAAGCTGCCGTAGCTGAAATGAAGGCAAAGCAGGCAGGCTGGACCATTGACGATCATTACAAGCAGGCTCATGTAAACCAGGTCGACCTGAATGAGATTGCTGCCGATATCAGCGAAAACATAGGGATCGAGTATAAACATGCTCCGGCAAGACACTCCGAGTCTGCGGCGGGTGAAAAATCAAGATCGTCAACAGCCCGAAAAGTAAAAGAAAAATATTACGGTAACGCGGAAAAACTGACAGATATCGTTCGTGGAACATTCATTCTTGAGTCGCCATCCGATGTTGAGGCAATCGTTGACCAGCTCGGTGATCGCCTGGCGGGCGTCGATGAGGGATGGGCGATTACAGATACCGGATATTTTGATCGCAAAATACTTGTTCAGTTTGACAATGGACAGATCGGCGAGCTCCAACTGGTGACGAAAAATATTATCGAGGCCAAAGAAGGTGTTGGCCTGCATGATATTTATTCCGATTGGAGAGAAAATGTTTCCGTTAACCCGAAAACCGGGATGGAAGAAATCAAGAACGGAAAGGAATTCTTCGCCGATCTGCAAAAGAGATCAATGATTCGTGGATATGCCGAAGCGATTGGAGACGAAACAAATAAGGAGTGGCTTGCCGTCTATGCAGAAGTGGCCCGGTCAAGACTATCGACCCAGCTTTCCAAAGAGCTCATCGGGATTGCCTTGGCTTCCAGGGAAACTTCCAGAAGGCTGACCGGTACCCAGGCACCGTCGATAAAGGCTGCCGCAGAAGCAGCACCGTCAGGGGTAGAGAAAGTGACAGCCGGAAAGTTGTCAAAAGAAAAAGCCTTAACCGGCTTGCCTAGCGGAAAATCCATAGTTACCTCGTTCATTAGGGCGGCGGCACGGCGGCCCACGGTTACAGTTGGCCCTCCAACTATACCACAAACAATAATCCGTAATGGTAAAAAAGTGGCCCTGCCGGCAACCGGCGTTGATCGCGAGCCATCAGATTTTATTCAGCATGGAGAAGCGCCTAAAACAAAGCCAAAAATAGCTATATCCATAGCACGATTAAACCGTCTGGTGAAAAACTTGCAGCGTGATTATCACGGTATGCGGAAGATTACCTTTCATATAATCCCTACCCAGGTAGCGGCCTTTGGCAAAAACTCTGTTTCTGAGCACGGTATCATCAAAGGCGGGTTCTATTCCGGTACGGATGAAATAGTCCTGATTGCCGAGAATATCAAAGATTACGATGACGCAATCAAAGTGTTGCGCCATGAGATCGTTGGTCACTATGGCCTACGCGAAGTCCTGAACGGAGACGGCCAATACGACAAACTGCTGGATCGCGTATACAAGGCAAAAGATGGTGAGCTGAAAGAACTATATGACTGGGTAGAAGCGTCATATCCTGATCTGATCGATAGTAATGATGTGCGCAAAATCGCCGACGAAATGCTGGCGCGAGCAGCTGAGACAAAAACAGACTCGAATCTTCTCAAGTGGATATACGATCAGATTATTAAATTGCTTAATGCTGTTGGCCTGGTTCGCGACACAATAAATCAGGCAGAAGTCGAGTCATTAATTCGATTAAGCGAGGCCAGTCTACGCAGGAAAATTCGCCCTCGCGGCGATCTCGGAGTTCCCTTTGCAGAAGAGCAGCCAGAAAATGTTTACTGGCAAGGCGTGGCTCCGATATCAACAGATATAGAAGAAAGCCAGGCTCAGCTGGATCTGTTCTCACCAAAGAATGTCGAGAAGGAAACTGCTCGCGCTCAGGCTACCGATAATTTCAGGCTCAGATACAAGCAGGTTGAAGTCGGGAAAATCAGGACAGGGATCACAACAGTTACCAGCGCCGAAGATGCGGCGCACGTCCTGGCGCCAATCAGAAAACATGCTCAGGAAACGATGACTGCCGCGGTTCTTGATAAAGACAACAAGGTGATCAGCGTAATCAGAAACGCGAAAGGAACAAAGGGCAGCGCCAATATTGCAGCCGTTGAAATTGCTTCGGCGATAGCAGCAACTGAAGGCGCTACCAGCGTGTGGCTTGCCCACAATCATCCATCAGGATCTATAAAACCAAGCGATCCGGATATTCATATTACTGGTGTAATCAATGATGCCCTGGACGGATCTGGTGTGGAGGTAAATGGTCATCTGGTTATTGGTGCTTACGGCAAGGCCGGCACGATGAACAAGCAAGGCGACCCGACCGGAGAGATAAAAATAAGACCGGCGCCCAGAAAAGAAACTGTCTCTGTAACAGAGCGAGTAGTCCGCAAAAATACAATGAAGGAAGACACGACAAAATTAATCTCCACTTCTGAGGTGGTAGATTTTGTGAAAGAGTCTAAAACAAAAAATGGACTCATCTTGATGAATACCAGTCACCAGATTATTGGCGTGTTGTCGATGACTTCAAAGGAAATGAAAAAACTTCGGGACGGAAAACAGATACCGAGAATATTAAAAACGCTGGATGAAACCAATGCTGGCGCCGTAATTATATTGTCTTCTAATGCTGAGGCTATTGGCAATATGAGCAGATATTTGGCCGTTCTGTCTGGACTGAGAGTGCTTGACGCTGTTATCAGCAAGGGCGCAGCAACTGTATCTTATGGCGCAGTTGGCGATTTAATACCAGAGTATGGACCATTCTATTCAAAGACGCCGGCAACTGACGCCCAAATAAATACGCCAGAATTCAAGGCATGGTTCGGTGATTCCAAAGTAGTGGATGAAGACGGCAGCCCGAAGGTAGTTTTTCACGGAAACAATCAGAATATATTGATCGATATATTTAATCCAGAAATAGGAGCCAAGAAAAGCTTTGGCGGATTCTTCAATACTATGGGATCGTGGTTTACCGATAACGCTCAGCAGGCCGCTGGGTTCAGCAAGGCGTATGACTGGAAGACAAAAAAGACGCGTAGCGGTGGCACATATCCGGTTTACCTGTCGTTCCAGAATCCGATGGTACTTGTTACATCGAGTCGAAACGATGCTTGGCAGGTGCTGAAAAAAGAATTCATGGAAGTGACCGGGGTCGAACATATTATGGACGCGACCCAGGCCGACCAAGACAAATATCTCGCCTGGGTTAGAAAGCAGGGGTATGACGGCATAATATTAAAGAACACCATGGCTGATTCCGGTGTTGGTATGGAGACAGGCGAAGGCGGTCCCAATGATTGGTATATCGCCCTGGACCCGAAGAAGATCAAGTCAGCTATTGGCAATATCGGTAGGTTCGACGCAACAGATCCGAGGATTATGTTCAGCCGCGCAGCTACCAATGCCAATAATGCGCCAGTCGGCCAGTCACTCGGCATGCCAGAAGAGACGCTGACTGAGAAATTCGTGCGCCTGGCTCAAGACGCATTTAGTCGCGTGAAGACTCTGCAGGAAACAATCCTGGCCAGGGGCGGACTTGTCCGGCCTGAAGCCGATGTATACCGAGCAGAGGAACGATCAAGCGGAAGAATCGCGTCTCGCCTGGAGCAGATCGACAAACAATATATGCGGCCGCTGCTGGAGCTGATGAAAGAAAAAAATATCAGCATCGATGAGCTCGATACTTACCTTGTCGCCAAGCACGCGCAAGAGCGTAACCGGTACATTGCCAGCATTAATGATGATATGCCTGATGGCGGATCCGGAATGACGAACCAGGAAGCGGCCGATATTCTGGCAAGCTACGCGCATCGGCAGGCTGATATGGAAGCTGCCGCCGCAATCGTTTATACGGTAAATAACCGGTCCCTGGACGATATGGTGGCAGGCGGTCACCTGGATGCCGACACTGTTGACGAGTGGAAATCGCGCTGGAAATATTATGTGCCACTAAAGGGCAAGGAAGGCGAGGAACAACGGCCAGGCCTCGGCCGTGGATTCAGTGTAACCGGCGCCGGCATCAAGAAAGCCATGGGCCGCGGCGCTGGTAATATCGCCGAAAGCCCGACCGCCCACACTTTTGCTCAGGCCGAGGCTACGATTGTTCGCACGGAAAAAACCAAGGTCGGCCAGGCTCTGGTCAATCTCATGCGCGACAATCCAGATCCAGACTTCTGGACAGTCACTACCCGTACCTACAAGAAATTCGAGGATTTGTATGGAGAGCCGTTTGAAGGCTACGAGGAACCGCCAGAGGGCATGATCGAGAATCTGGACTATCGCCGGGTTACCGCCATTACAAAGGAAGAGCGGGCAGCTGCGAAGGCCGAGGGACGGAAACCGGTAGGCAAGGTCGTTTACATGATCGACAGGAACTACAAGCACCGGGATGACGTATTTGCCGTAATGGTAGAAGGCGAGGAATTGCTGATCCAGATCAAGGATCAGGTACTGATGGAGCAACTGAAGAAGATGAACAGCACCCAGCTCAATGCTGTCGTGGCTGGCTTCGGCATGTTGAACCGGTATCTGGCCATGATCAATACCGCGCTGAACCCGGAGTTCGTGATCACTAACTTTGAGCGAGATTTTCAGACAGCCATGATTAACCTGGGCGGCGAGCACTCCCCCGAGATCGCGGCCAAGGTAATGAAGAATATTCCGCAGGCTGTTCGCGGTATCTGGCAGGCTACCTTTGAAACAAAGGGTCAGTCAGTCTGGAGAGAGCTGTTTAATGAAATGAAGGACCAAGGCGGCGCCATCGGATTCTTTGGTCTGGAAGATATTGATACCAAGGTCAAGAAGATCCAGCAGCGACTGATCGAAAGGCATGGCGTCCTGGGAAGAACCAAGCAAGGCATACTCGCTGTCCGTGATGTTGTCCTGGATGCCAACCTGTCCGTGGAAAACGCGGCCCGCCTGGCAGCCTACAAGGTGATCAAAGACGAAGCGATTGCCAGGGGTAAGAGTCCGGCTGAAGCAATGGCCTATGCTGCATCCATATCTAAAAATCTGACCGTTAACTTTAATCGCAAAGGTGAACTGGCTCCGGTACTGAACAGCGCTTATCTGTTTTATAACGCATCGATTCAGGGATCGGCCCGTATCATTACTGCGCTCAAGAATCCGCGTGTTCGTAAAATTGTGGCTGGCGTGGCCGCAACTGCTTTCGCTCTGGCTATGTATAACCGTAACGCAGGCGGAGACGATGACGATGAAATTCCTTACTGGGACAAGATCAGCGATTACACCAAGCAAACGAACCTGATCATCATGCACCCTGATGGCTCTGGTAATTACACCAAAATCAAGCTGCCGTATGGATACAACGTATTCTTTTATTCCGGTATTGCCATGCACGATATGATGTTCAACGAACGTATGTCAGCAGCCAGAACAACGATGAACATGATTAGCGCGGGGCTTAATGCGTTCAATCCTATCCAGGGTGCGGATATGCTGGATACGATTACCCCGACTTTCCTGAAGCCGTTCGAGCAGGACGCCAGGAATATCAATTTCATGGGCACGCCGTTGAAGCCGGAGTTTCCGTTTGATGCTTACGAACGGCCTGATTCTCAGAAGTATTTCAAGTCAACGAATCCGCAGCTGAGAGAAATGATGGCGCTCATTAATGAGGCTACCGGTGGCGACGAGACTCATTCCGGAATGATTGATATCTCGCCCGAGATCGCCAAGCATTATATCAGCTGGTTGACCGGTGGTGCTGGCATGACGGCCACCAGAACGCTCGAAACGGCGGCTAACATCATGGCCGGGGAAGAAGTCGAACAAAAAGGCGTGCCCTTCCTGCGCACGCTCGGCGGGAAGCCGGGGCCGCATTACGATACCGAGCGATATTATAATGCCGTCAAGGAAATCGCCGCCGTCGAGGCTCAACTGAAGCTGTATCGAGGTACCGATCGATGGGCCGAATATCGTGAAGAGCACAAGGAAGTACACAAGCTTTCGCTCAAACTGAAGAAGTATAAAAACAAGGTTAAGCGATTGCGCGAGCAGCGTGACAAAGCTTACAAGGATGAAGACCTGGACCTGGCCAATGACAAGCGTGAAGAAATACGCCAGACGATGATGGAATTCTCACTACAATACGAGCAGGCTGTAGAGGCCGAGGCGGAATAATGGAAGACAAAATTCAGGACAGAGCCAGCACGGAATGGCTCAGAGTGAAAGCTCATTGCATTAAAAAGTTGAATGAGCTCAGGGATGATAACGAGCGCGATCTCGATCCGGTGGAAACGGCCAAGATTCGTGGCGCGATAAGCCTTGCCAGGGAAATACTGGAAATGGAAGAAAAAGAGAAAACAGTAGACGTGCCAAACACAAAATACATAGAATGAACTATCACCGTCGTGAGACAGCGAGGAAGCCATGAATTACGAGAAAAGAAAACCAATGGGCTGCGAGCAGCTAACCGGTCTAACGGCCGCAGTACCAACCGCGCCTCCTACCGGTGCCCGGGGAGCAATCATTACCTGTAGCGGTCAACCGGTTCGCTGGCGGGATGATGGTGTAGCGCCATCAGCAACAGTCGGCGTTTATTTGGCAATAGGTACAATACTGGATTACCAGGGCAATCTACATGCTTTGCAGTTTTTTCAGACAGCCGCCACGGCCGTAGTCGATATCTCGTACTACGAATGATGCACGATGATATTCCTCGCGAATTCTGGTACGCCATTGCAGGCGGTATCGGAGGCTTCGCACGTCTAGCCATGGGAATTCGAGACGATGGCACGACGATAAAAGGTGAGGCCTTTCGGGTATTCATTATCTCTATGCCTATGGGAATGTTCGCAGCTCAATATGCCGCCGATTCAGGTTATGAACAGATGGCATTTGCAGTCGGGTACCTGGTAGGCATATCATCATTAAATACTGCGAGAATGTTTGCCACGGAAGGTCTCAAAGGTGTGCTGTCAATATTGTTCAGGCTGAAATAGGTGAGCGATGCGTAAATCAGCAAAGAAGCAGTTGAGACGCTATCTACTGGGGTACTGGCTGTTTAGCACTGGTCTGTTAGTTGTCGCCGTATATGTGACCACTGGTTCACTTGACGCAACAGCGATACAGATTATTGGCATAACAGCTATCGGTTCACTCGGGTTTTTTCTCCAGCTTCTGGACGTATGGCTGAAAACAGAGACAGAGTTCCAGCGCCATCGATCAAAATCAGGCAATCACCATATAGGACAAGCAAAATGATATTCAGCGCTTATAAATTCTGGGCGGTACTAATCATTGTCGGCCTGCTGTCTGCCGGCGGTTTCGGCTTGGTCAAATATGGTCGCGCCCTGGAGCGGGCCGATCACGCTATTGCCGTAGTCGGCATGCAGGAACAGATTGCCGCCCTTGGCCAACGAATATACGAACGAGAGAGCGAGGCAGCTGATACCTCGCGCAAACTAACCCAGCTGGAAAAGGAGAAGATCGATGCGATTAAATCGAATGATCACAAGACTGCAAAAATCAAGAGCATGGAAAAGGCTATCCAGGCTATACGCGATGCCGAAGACAAGCGGAATTATCGCGTTATCATTACTGATTCCACTCAGCGGGTGTGGAACGAGGGACGTAATTGCGGTGGCCTCCCCGAGAGTGAGCGTTCCGGCGTATTACAAAAACGACTTCCGGAAGTTACCGGCGATGATATCAACGAGCTCATCAAGTACGCCCAAAAAGAATACTGCGGAGTAGCGTTGAAATATAACCAGCTCTGGCGAGCGGCGGAAAGACTGGCGGCGGAGAGTGGCAAAAAAATACCCAGCCCATAAGGGCCGGGCAAATTCCCAGGGGAGGGATCTAAAACTTGATGTATTCGCTGATCGCCTTTATTGCTTCCTCAGCACCATAACAGATTACGCACTTGTATCCCTGCAATTCCATTTCCTTTTGAAAGTCTAGCTGCTTCGGCGAGACCTTGCTGGGGCCGTCCTGCTTCCTGCGCTTCATTTCTACAAACAGGCCATGGTAAGGAACACGAACAACCGGTAAAAATATATCGAGTACGCCTGCTTTGACGCCCTGCTTTTTTAACCTGGCGGCCTCGATCTTGTTCCTGTTGCCGCCGTTAGGGATCGCGAACATATATCGCAGGGCTGGATGATAAGCCGCCCATTCAAATACGAGCACCTGCTCGCTGTCTTCGTGGTGCTTCATGCGCCTGTATATTCACCGTAATAGAGATCGTTCATCAATAATTTAGCGGCGTCTTCATTTGGCGTTATGATGATGAAGGCTGGTTCAGGTTTATATTCAATAAGCGTATTCGGGAAATCGCTAAAAGTTAGTATCTCAAAGCATTTTATATCACGGCCATATCGAAAATATATTCGTTCTGGGTTGTGCTCTCTGGACGGAATGACAGACTGGGTATGACCATCATAAGCTAAAGGCTTCATACTCGATACTGTCCATCAGTCATGTGAATCGCCAGCTCTTCTGAGCAACCAGATACCTGATGCCCTTCCGTAGTATAAACAGTGGCCCATATCGCACATTTTGAACCCTGGCAGTACACAAGACCGCTGTTAGCATAGTTATAATTAGAGCCGCCCATAACATCAGGTCTGCTCATGCGCGGGCATATTTTTTCAGTGCTCATAATATTAATACTCCATCGTTGACCATAATTATTTGAGTCCGGACAATCGCCTCCATGTGGGCCAGGTCGCGATCTGCTCTGGCATGCGTTTTGACGTAGCCGCCATCGAGCCAGGTATGACAGGTGCTGCATGCGTAGGCACCGTGAATGTTCAGGTGCTTGGTACCGCCGCCACCGCCATTCAGGTGAGCCAGGACTGTCGTCTCGGGATTGAAATTGCAAACGCCCGGGATCCGTACTTGGCACGGTTTACCACGGGCGCTGCGCGTGTACTTGTCCTGTTTTTGTCTCACAAGTTTTTAAGAACTACATAGGCCTTGTGATATTTCGCCAACCTGGCGATATCGGCATCGGTAAGGATCGGCAGCCTGGCGACGTTCATATTGTCTTCCAGGTCGGCAAGCTTTACCGCTACCGCAATCGGATCGCTGGCAATCTTCGCGATATATTCGTTGTAATTGTAGCCCGGCTTTTTGGTCAACAAATCAATAACGTGGAGGATCCTGTCAGGGATGCCGGCATTTCTTAATCTGTCCATATCCCATTCGGTATCTTCTACAACATCGTGCAAGACAGCTGCCGCCATTTCGTCAACGCCCTTCATCTTCATCATCACCCTCATCGGATGCAAGATATACGGCTTGCCGCCCTTGTCCACATGGCCGGCATGCGCAGCAGCCGCGATGTTGATTGCAATGTTCAATAAATTGTAGGCGTTGTTCATTGGAACTCCCTCTATCAGTAGGTAGGATATAGCTATATTAGATATCAGTCAAGCTTGTTTGCTGGTTGATATCATGGCTTCGATTTTAAGAATCAGGCCATCATTTTCCTCATCGTCTGCTCCAACAGAATCGTAGCCTTCGCGAGCCTTGAGAATATCAATCCACTCTTGCAGGGTCTCTACTGGTACTGAGCCATTGGTCCTGGTTTTCCATGCTGCGACAGCCTCGGCCAGCGTAGGCTTCCAGCCGCCAGTCGCACCGCAACCGCCTTCGTATGTCGAGCAAACTACAGCATAGAAAGGGTGATCGTATGCCGTATTGTCCGGGCTTCCGGAGTCTTGAGTCACGGCCTTTACCTGGCCACAAAACGGGCAGGCGGGTAGCTTATCCATTATCTTTTCCCTTGCTTTCTTTTCCCTTTGTTTGCAGTCGCACTCCAGTTCCGGGAAGCCGCAAGTCCCACACGAAAATCCATAATGTTCTGGTTCTTTACCCATTATCTTTTCCTTCTCCTTTAGCTATCATGGCTGTATGGTCAATTTTTAATATATGACAAAATTTGCATTGTTCTGGCTTGTCTGCATTTTTCCCATATAACTTCATCCATTCATGCTTTCCAGACATTGAGTTTTTGCATTCAGGCTTATCCATCATTCCTTCCCCTCTGTGTCATCCGCAATCATAAGGGCTTTGTACGCAATGACAGATGATTCTGGTCTGTTGCCTCGATAATCTTTGTTGGCGATTTCCCTCAAAGCCTCCCTATACCCCTCTACCTGCTTTTGTAGCTTGGTGTTAGCTTTACCTGATTTCTGCCAGTTATTCATTACATGCTGGTAATCAGACCAGAGACAGAAACCTTCTTTTTCAAGCTCGCCACGGATTGATTTTAATTCTTCCTCCAGCCGTTCCTTCTCACCCTCAAGGGCTTTAACCCTAAGGGTTTCAGCATTGTACAGTCCAAGATAATCGGCTCCGTCACTGGCTGCTTTTTTTAATCTACCCTCAAGGGCTGTGATTTTGAGCTGTAAAGTCTCCTGATCGGTGAGTTTACGTTGCAGCGCATCCGAGGTTGGATTCAGTCTGCGCCATTCGGCTAACTGCTGCTCCAGTTCGACTATCTTTGTTTCAAGGGACTCAGATAAAAGTATCGCATCGTCAAATTGAACGGCAACAACAGTGTCTCCGAATACTTTTGTGTCGGCCCTGAATCTTGGTGCATTTCCTTCTAGGACTAATGTATATCTACTCATATCACCTCTCCTCTTTATAGGCGGTAAGGGCTTTCCAGATAATGATGTTTATATCCTTGTGGCTCATGTATAGACCTTGCCCAACTCTCGGAGCTGTGCCTTCTTTCACTTTCTCCAAAGCCTCCACAAGTCCCTCTATCTTCTTTTCTTGGGAGAGATATGCTTGGGCTACGATAGTTTTCCTGTCCTCAAAGTCTAGCGTCACCCACATTTCTGCTATATCTTTAGCGTTCATCTAAACCCCCAGCCCTAAGGCTTGTCTGCATTTAAGTATGTTAGGTGGATTTTCATGCTTCCGTCTCCTGGAGGCTCGTCAGCTCCAACCATTTCAACAATTTCATCGGCGTATCGATCAAGCTTGGAAGCCTACCTTTAATGTAGTATTGAAAATCTCTTACCTCTTCCGGATGAAAGAACCCGGTATCGTACTTCGGCTTTGTTTTGCTGCCGTAAGGGGTAAGCCAGCCAAACCTTATTGCCTCTGTTATTTCATAGCGGGCAAAGCCGAGATCAACCAGGTACTGCCAGCTGATCCAGCCTTCCATCAGCATATTTCTATCCCGCATCTTTCATCAGCGCTTCCATGTATAAATCCTCTGGCTGCGGCAGAACGATTCCTTTGTTCGCGCTTTCCTGGTCAACGGTATTCAGATATTGAGCGAACTGTTTGACCGTCATCAGGCGAGTGACCGGCACATACTCCATGGCCATCAGGCGCTGCTCATAGCTCAGGTGCCCGAGCGCGGTCTGATAAAAATGATTGAACGCCGCGTCTTCTCGCAACAACGGAATACCGTAGGTCAGCTTATGATAATGCCGCTCGTACTCGATGCCGTGCCCGGTGGTCTCGCCAAGTATCCGGTACCACAAAAAAGAAAGTCGATTCTGTTTCGAGCTACGGCTTTCCTTTGGCTTCTGGTTTTCGTCGCCGAGCCATATCATGGCTGAATATACCTTTCCTTTTGTGAGATCGATCTTTTTGACCGCCCTCATAAACCGATCTTTTTCTGCTTCGGTACTCAGAGGGTATATTTTTTCTGTTTTATTTTTTGCCATCGGGATTCCTGATCTTGAGCTCGCGGATTTCCTCGCGGTCGACGGCCACGTTTGGCGGTGCCGAGATACCGATGCGGGCACTCCTGCCGTCAATATCCTTGAGCGTGATCACGATATCGTCGCCGATCAGTATCGATTCATCTATTTTCCTTGTGAGTATCAGCAAGTTATTCTCCTTGTGTGCTGGCAATAATGAATTGGTTGATCTCGATCACGTCCTCATGCGTACCGGCGAGAAGCTTGACCAGATCGGGATCGGTTACCTCCGGTACCGGTACGCTGACCAAGGCCAGGCCGTATTCACGAACCTTCTGGTCTTCCGGCTTCCGTTTCTCCAGCTCTTCTTCGCGGAGACGCTTTGCCTCAGCCTCGTCGGCCAGTTTCTTTTCAGCCGCCTGGCGGGCCTCTGCCTCGCGCTGCAGGCGGTCGGCTTCTTCCCTGGCCTCGCGTTCAGCTTTTTCCTTTTCGTCGCGCTCAGCCTGCTCACGGGCCTCCTGCTCGGCTTTCTGGCGGTCTATATCAGCCTGCTGGTCGTCAATCTTCTTCTGCGCGGCAGCTATCTTCTCCTGGTCTTCGCGTAGTTTTTCCTGAGCAGCCTCAAATTCCTTACGTTCATTGTAGGCTTTGGTCAGGTCATCGAGCACCGTGAGCTTGGCCAGCTTGGCGCCGTCCATGAATAGGCCAAACCCGTCCTCGTCTATGACAATGCTGTTGACGTGCTCGATTCTCAGCCGCAGGGTTTCGGCGCTGGCGCCTACCAGATCCGAGGTCAAGCGCTTGATATCGGCAATCTTTCTCTCGATTTCAGCCATATCATCAATTTCGCGCTGCCTGGCTTCTTCTGCCTCCCGGGCTTCCTTCTCGTCCAGGGCGACCTTAATCTTGCGCCATGGCTCTTCCAGAGCCGCTATAGCGGCCGTAATGCGCTTGGCCTCACCGTCGACCTTCTTTCCCCATTCGATGGCGTCAGCCTTCAGCTCCTTGCGTTTGGCTTCAACGCTGGTGCGTACCTTGGTAATGGCCATCGTCTTGTCGTGGATGATCTGGTAGCCGTCATCGCCCTTTTCTTCGGCTTTCGGGATCAGCGCCGGGTCATAGTCCTTGGCCAGCTCGGCCAGTTTGGCATCGGTCATGCTGTACTGGACCGGCAGAAACTCGGGATCGGTCGGCGCCAGCTCTTTTGATTCCACCTTTTTGGCGGTGCCGGCAGTCTTCTTCGCTGTTTTCTTTGCTTTTTTCTTGGTAGCCACGAGGCCTCCTATGATTTTACAAGTTTCAAAATGTTGTTACGTTCGGCCAGGCACGCGATCAGCTGGGCCTTCAGCACGGCCTGGAATTCAGGTATCGGGTAATGCCGGTGAACAATCGGCTCGAACTGCGGATGATAGAAAACGATATCGCACCATTTCCGCTCGGTGATAAACAGTTCGCCCTGAATCTGGGGAATGTATACCGGTGGCGTTTTGTTGGTTTTCTTTACCTTGACCAGCAATTCCATAAAGCGTCTGGCGATCAGGTTCTTGAATTCTACAATGCCGTCATTGCCGACCAGACCATCGGTACTGGTTCCCCATCGCAGCAGATCATCGGTAATAAATCCAACGTGCTGGATCTTGACCTGGTGAGTCATTTCATAATCGGCTGCCGATACCGGCTCAAGCTCTTTGCCGCGCTCGGTATATTTGTTGCCGGCAAAGCCGTCATCCAGCGGGCCGCCGATATAGGCCTCGGTGGCCAGCTCCAGGGCATAAGCAGCCATGCCGTCTGAAGGCTTGCCGGTACCGGTTACCAACGAGCCAAAGCGCGAACTCGTCGGCTTACTGGCACGCAACAGTTTCCATTCAGGTGTGCCCTGCTCGCAGTCGTGGATAATCACTTGGCCTTCTTCGCCTTGATTGCGGCATTAACTTTTGACAGTACCTGCTTGAATCTAGGCTCAGGAATATCAGCAATCTCGGAGACGCCGATATTTTTCTGCAACCAGTTCTTGAAGATATCGATATCGAGCTCGTTCTCGGTAAGCATGGAGTGAATTTTCAGCCCCTGCTCTTCGGTGATAACCGGTGCCGGTTCTGTCTTCGCGCTGGCGCCGTTCCCGTCATCGTCGATATTGCCCTCGACTGAAGCCACGCCGGTTACTGCCTCGAAAGTTTCCAGCTTCAAATAGGTGCGCGTTGACTTGCGAGCCTGGAGCGGGTTTTTCGTGCCGGAAGTATCCGGCGCTCCTGACAGGGTTACCTTTTCTTCATGCCCGAGCTTGTGTGACAAAATGCAGGTACAGAGAATCGTGTTCGGGTCTTTCGGCTCCGGAAAGTCCCAGCGTGCGTTCAGACCGTAATCGCCAAGCGCTTCATTGACGGTATTTACCAGATTGCCAATAGACACATAGCTGGAGCCGTACTGTTTATTGAGCTTGTCTTTGACTACCTGCGGCGGGTTTCTTTTGAATTCGGCGAGCGCCAGGTGAAAAGCTTTTCTGGCTTCATTGGACTCGTATTCTTTTTGTAGCTCCAGCATCTGCTTCATATCGTCAACAGATAGACCGGCCTCTTTTGCCTGGCGCATTACTTCCAGTGGTGAGGGCGCAGCTACCTGGATGGCGTGGTTATCGGCTGGTGCTACCGTTGATATGGCCTTTTCAGTCTTGGCTTCCATTTTTAACTCCTTTGTTTGTTGCATGTTCTTCGATTAGCTGGGCAAAATTGACCAGCTTCTCGCCATAAATAGTAAGCCCTGGCTCCCTGCGATAACCAAGGTATCCGTTTTCGAGCTTCGTCATTCTGAGACGGTTAAGCATGCCCATTTCAAGGCCAGCTTTTTCAGCGATTTTGATTATGGTTTCTTCGTCCAGCATATTTTTCTCACAAAATTAGGATAGAAAAATGCACCGCCGTAGCGGTGCTGTTGGTTAGGCCGCGATTCTGCCGGCAGATCTGGCCGCGTCCGCGTACTCGCCAAGGGCCATCTTTGCCTTGAAGCTTCTATCTCTTTCGATTGGCAGGCCAAAGGGCGGGAATCTGACGGACTTGAGCTCATCGTAACTAACGTATCCCAGCTCTGGAGTACCGAACCCGAGATCACACAAGCCGAACATGATTCCGTCTTCGTCCATTTCAGAGATCAGCCAGGTGCAAGCGCTACCGCCAAAAAGCTTGACGACCGGCTTGTGGTCTATTCCTTCAGGGGATTCGTTAGATGCTTTTGAGTTGGCCAAGAGCTTGGCCTCATCGGATTTAAGTAAAAGTTTCATTCTGAACACCTCCTGGTTAGATTGTCTTCCTACTGCATGTGCAGTATATAGCTATAGATTATCTAAATGCAATAACTATTTTCCTTTCGTTTTCTTCTTTTTGCCGTGCTTGTTTTTTTCCTTGTTTTCCATGGCATAGTAAACTCGCTCGCCCTTCTCTGGACCATATTGTTCTTTGAGGGCGTTCATTTTGTCCTGGATGATAGGCATGGCGACTTCTCCTGAAAATGACTGATTACCCATCCTACCAACTAAAACAGATGCCTGGAAACATTAGGCTTCGATAACATTCGATAATGCTTATATGCTTTCCATAAGACGGTGGCCAGCAACCGCGGTGATAGCTTGGCGGCTTCGCACGATCTCAGTAACCGGTCATACAGTACGTCGACAGCCTGCTCGTCTCTGATCTGTTTTCTTTCCTTGTGCGATATACGCTCGACTGGCTTTCGGTAACCAGGCGAGGCGCATTTCGGTAAATTCTTATTGATATATCTGCGGACCTTTTTGGAAACATCGACCCTTTTTCGATTGTATCCAGCCTCGGCCAGTGCTTTCGTTATGTCGGCAGGCTCGGAGTAAAGATGCTCTTTCATTATACTCAGCTCTTTATCGCTCCATTGGCCGGTTAGATATTGCTTATTCATCGCCGCTATATGCTGGTCGCTCCAGCGCTTCCTTTAGGCTGGTAAATTTCTGGTGATTTCGATATGAGCCACCGATGATATCGGCGGTCTGCCACATTTCCCAGACAGAGCTGACGCTAGGATCGCCGCTGCCATGGCTGGCAACTGACCAGACTCGCCTGGTGACACCTGTCGCCTTGTCGTGCTTGGCGAATGTGTCACCATTTTGCGTATTGGTAGTCCGGTTATATCCGAGCTCTTCGGCTAGCTGGCGATCATTCTTTGCTGCGTAGCTCATTCGCTGTCACCATCTTTCGATCCATTTTTGACCATGGTGCCGAAGATAAACCCGACGAAAACACCGAGAAAAATCCAGACGAATAGAGCGATACCGATCAAGTCTGCTGTTGTTGCATTGTCAAACATGGCTGGTCTCCTGTGCTAAATATTGGAATTGATCGTTGATAGTCATCCTTGAACCGTCAGGCCGGACAACAATATAAATTAAGTTGTACGGAGATCGGTTTTTTTCCTTGGCGGCCAGGCACGCTGCCAGGCAGTCAGCCGCATAGTAATACGGCTTTTCCGCCTTCGATGTGCAGAGAATTACGGTAAATGGAAAGCTTGCCTGATTACACACTTTTAGGCTTTCCGTTTTCATCGTACAGGTCAGGGCTGGCGCCGCGAACATGGAACCCGAACATGGATCCAGCTAACATTGCCTCGCGCTGTGCCGGCGTTACATTCAAGTCCTGATTGAATTTCTCAACAGAGAATATTCCCTGATCGATTTCGCTATAACCTTCAAACCCGCGCTGGATAAGAATTGGGCGCTTGTCATCTGGATGATAGGCAGCACAAACCGACGGCAGTTTAGAAAAGTTTATCGCCCTGGCTGTATCGGGATCCGGCTTGATGGCGCTTTGATCAACACACACCATCCCTCTGGCAAGTTTTACTTCGTACATATTTTCGGAATAATGTCGGACAATCATGCCCGGGTAGCCGTTACAAATTACTCTGTCTTTTTCTTGATATTGCATGGAACACCTCCTGGTTATTTAACTGATCTTGTTTGCTGAGTGGCCATCCTTGGCCCATGGTCCTAATTAATGGCCCCAGCCTGGGCTGGTCTCATAAAGCTCGCGACCGTCCCATGGGTGAGCGCTTGAATAGCTGGTCAGGGTAATGCTGTTGCCCTCGCGCACTCTCTTGAGCATTGGCTCGCTATCCTCACTAAACCTGCCGCTTGCCGCTACCACATAATCGGCGCCGCTGTCTCCCCTGTGCTGTATCGCGCTATTGATTTTCTGGATCTTGACAGACTTTTTACCGACCACCTCTACCACTTCATAAAAATCGATATTGGTCTGATCGTATCCCCAGCTAGAATAAAGAACGTCGCCCTTCTTCAAGGTATGCTCAAAACCCTTTACTTTCGCCTGGCGCTCAGCCTTCTCGGCCGCTCGTCTGGCCAGCTTGGCAAAATATTTCTCGACAAACTCGGCCCTAGATTCCTCAGAACGAAAGCGAACATAGAAGTCATACTTAGATCGCCTGCCGGCGAATCCCATCGCCACCGGTCCGTTATCGTTATCTATCAAATAAACCTCGGCTTTGACGCCTTCTTTGGTTACCTTGTCGGCATAGTCCTTTGGAACATAAAAACTTCGATCAAATGTTCGTCTCACTGTTTCACCTCCTGGTTAACTCATAAGCAGATAATATAGCTATGCACTACGCAGGTCAAGCATTTAATAATCGCCGCCCCAACTCTCCCCTGCCGCTGATGCGTCGAACCAGGCTGGTGGCACTGGTCCAGGATCGCTTTCTACTGGTCGGATCCCGGAGCTAACATTCGCGTCCGGGTATTTCTCCAGAGCGGCTTTGACGCTGCCAAAAGATTCCAGATAAGTTTTCTTCTGCATCCCGCGATTAACGCTGTATTTCGGATACCGGCCAAACCCGTAAACAACGAATTCGCCAGCTTTATACTTTGATGGCTCAACTGCCAGATAGTCATATTTCATGTTGCCCCCACTGTGCCCCCGAAGGGGCGGCTGGATTAATAAGGGATATCTTCTTCAAAATGAGGATCCGCAGGACCGGTATCTTCGTCTTCATCGTCTTCAGGATGAGGAACTGCAGGACCGGTATAATACGGATTGGCGACCCATACCATATCGTAAGGCGTGGCCAGCCATGCGCGATCAGGATAATCCGCGCCCTCTCGAAATCTAATATCGTGCAAGGTATCCAGATAAATTTCGTGATCTGATTTATGCTCGGCAGCTAAATCTGCCTGATGTTCTTCGTACTGTTCGTATGAATAAAACATTGCACCTCCTGGTTACTTTATTTTTACTGCTGCCTCGAAGAGCTTGGTTATTTCCGCATACTTGGTCACATAGGCCTCGCTGTCTTTTTTGCCATATTTCTTAGCGATAATCTCTGCCGTTAAATCTCGGCCCCTGCCATAAGGTATGTTTCCTTTGCGGAGATCGCCGGCAACGTCTCCCCTGAATCCGTGGCGGCCATCGTCCAGCTCGTCCGCTATTGGGCCCAAAATGGCAACCAGTCTTTCGGTTTTCTCTCGCTCATTTTTCAGGGCCAGCTCGGCATTGGTCAGGCCACCGTTAACCGCTCTCTGCTCTTCCAGGATTCGCTCGACTTCGGCTTCCCTGGCTTTTCTTTCCAGAGCTCGTTTAGCTTCTCGCTTGTCGCGCTCGATCTGAAGCCTGGCCTCCCTGGCCGCGTCCATCAGTCCTCGATCATCCGTCTTCGCTACGCACTCAGATCCGACGACAAACATTCTGTCGTCTGCTGACCTGACCAGGTAGTTGTGGGTTAACGGCATGCCGCAATAAGCACAAGAGCCGTGACGACAGCCCGGAGTCAATGCCTTCATGGCATTGTTATAAGCATCCGGGTTCGCCTCCAGCAATGCCGGTGACGGTAAAGACTCCACTCGAAGAAACTTGAACGGAGCCTTTCCTAACCCGCTCTTTTCAAATATGTGTATTTTTTCCATCATTCTTCCCAAACTGACAGGCTTCCCGGATTGTCCCATTCCGCATGAAGACCATATTTTTCCAGGATATCCACAATCTTTTTGTTTACCCCGGAATCATCACAGTCCGCGTAGGCGCTTCCTTCGTAATAGTCCGCCCAACAAATCGGGTAATTGTCTTCCCCGCTGATTCCGAACGATTCTTTGTCTGCCAGATCGCTTCGCTCAAATACCGGGGCGCCTATTTTCTTCAGCGCTTCAAAAGCATTGCGGTAATTCTTTTTCATTTTCGCCTCCCTGGTTGTTTATGGAAGTATGATATAGCTATGCCCTATGTAGGTCAACTACTTTTATCGAGGCCTTCCCCGAGACAATTAGGACAGCCGTAGCGCCCGCAGCCTTCGTCGAATTCGTGCCCGCAAAATTCGCAGGCTATGGTGTCTTCTGGTGGCGGATCGTCTTCGATCCCTGACAGTCGGTTAACATTACGCTGGATATCTACTGGGGTGGCGCCCCTCAATACAGCTGAGGTGCGTAACAGCATAATCATGTAGTCTGTATATTCCTGCTTCATTTATCGGCCCTTTGGGGCTTGCGCCCCAGCTGATTGGCTATCCGAAAATTACGTCATCAAACAAACAACACTGTAAAAACACGTCTCCAGTGTTCGCGTCATCGTTTTCGTCCACAAAATCCTTAAAGTGGTCCGGAAACTTATCTGCCATGGTTTGCAGTCCCTTCTTCAGCGAATCAAGATCCAGTCGATATTGCTCGGTCTTTTCTGCTCCCGGGTCTTCGTCTTCGTCCCAGTCGTTCAGGTCAATGATTATCAGGGCGCCGCCTGGTGACAGCGGATAATCCAGGTGCCTGAACAATTCGTTCATATCGTTTTTGAACAGGTCTTCATCTTTCGGCTTGATGAATTCCTTAATGTTGTACCAGTAGTTGGATCCGCCCTCGAACGCACTACAGAGCAGATTGTGTATTTGCTGTTCAGTAAACTGAACGCTGGTTTTTACTTCAAACATGGTCACCTCCTGGTTAGGGGCTTGCGCCCCGGTTGGTTATTTGTTTATAAAGTCGATAGCTTCTTGCTTTGTGTGGAAGGCCTCGTCTTGCCAGTAGAAGCCGCCAGCCAGCCCTTTCTCTGGTAGCGCCACATGCCACATTCCATCTTTAGACCACCATGCCGCACGGCCTTGGTCGCTTTCGTAATCGTGTCTGTCTTCTGTTTTCATGGTCACCTCATGGTTGGGGGCTTGCGCCCCTATCGGTTATTTAAGCTTTTTATCGTGGCAGCGGTTAACTCTTTCACGCTCATAACCAGCAGCTCGCCGGTCTTGTTGTCTCTAACCCACGTATAGCCCGGATTGCCGCTATGCGGTGTTACAAGTGTTACTTCTCTGTCCTGATATGTCATGGCCACCTCCGGCTAGTCCTTGTTTATGTATGGATAGTATAGCTATGTGCTATATGGGTCAAGCAATATCATAAGCAATAGTTACCTCTTCCCTTTTCAACCGCCCTGGCGTACTATCGCCAAAATTAACCGGGAGAGAAGCAATGGGAACAAGAGCAGGACTAGACAAGGCCTTCAAGATGATTGGCAAAACAAAACTGGCGGCAAAACTGGGTATCAGCTACCAGTCAATGGACCGCTGGCACGATTACGATGAAATGCCATGCACCGAGTACAACGGCAAAACCATGTACTCGAAACAGATCGAAGAGCTTACCGGTGGCCAGGTAACGATTGTCGACCTCTGCGGCTTTGTACCGCCTCCCCAGGCTTGAACAGAACTCAGGGCCAGTGGAACTCCTATTGTGCCGCTGGCGCCACCCTGGAAGAGCGTAGATCGCGCTTGGCCGAAGTGCCGGAACCCATGCGCGATGCTGTTATGGCGCACGTTAAGACTGTCTTTGCTCTGCGGAATAAATCCAAAAGAGATTGACAGGTAACGCTGCTACCGTTACGGTAACGATATGTAACGAAAGGAAACAGAATGTACAACAAGCTATTTGGAAAGATACTGGATTCGTCAATTTGGCTCGAAGATCCGTACACAAGGATTGTCTGGATCACGCTTTTGGCGGCAATGGATGAGGACGGGTACGCGCACTTTTCGGCCATTCAGAATTTGGCCATTCGTGCCCAGGTGCCACTCGACAAAGCTGGGATAGCCGTCGAGAAATTAATGGCTCCGGACGCTGAATCAGGCGATCCAGAGCATGATGGCCGAAGAATTGAGCGAGTGCCTGGCGGATTCGTGGTTTTAAATGCCACAAAATATCGAGAGATCGCGACGAGAATTGTGGCTCGGGAACGAACCAGAACCAGAGTGCAGAAGCACAGGGCGAACAAGTCTGTAACGCAATGTAACGATTCGGTAACACAATCATATACAGAAGCAAATACAGATACAGAGCTTTTAAATATATTGAACCAATATCCGAAGCGAGCCGGAGCGAATCCGAAAAAAAGAGCGCTCAAGTCAATGAACGCCAGGCTGAAGGAAGGCAGTACGATTACAGAATTTCTAGGAGGCGTGACCAGGTACCACGCTTTTTGTAAAGCGACAGGAAAGTTGAATACCGAGTTTGTAATGCAGGCCGCCACCTTTTTTGGCCCTGACGAGCATTTTAAACATGACTGGTCAGCGCCGAAGGAACAAGAAAGAAAGGGGCCGCCTGGAAAAATGCAGCGAGCAGCGGAGTCACTAAAAAATGCACAGACCAGAAATATTGGAGAGAGCGATAGCAACCAGATTCTACAAGATGCTGGCTCTCGGCCTGGACTACTCCCCGAATAGCGATGAGCTGGCGATAACTGTTGCCGCTTTTTTGGAGATCATGGTCAAGCGTGGCCTGACTGATCGAGACGCTGACAGACTTGAAGAGGCGCTGATCCTGTGCGCCGAAGAACTGGACCGGTGGCCGACCCCTAACCAGGTGCTGAAGCGCTTGCCGGCGAAAGCCCTGGAACACAAGGATTCATGCCGACAGTGTGGATCGACCGAAGGCCTGCACGCCTGCGGTGCCGGCGATAGAAAATACTATCTCTGTTCAACGCATCTGCCGATGCCAAAGAACGAGATCACGGAAAAATTTAACAAAACCATGGAGACCCTACAGGGCAAGGCGAGATAAATGAGCGATAAAAAAATATTATGCAGCCATTGGTATACGCAGCTGAGCGAGCCCCGCCCAGTCGGCATGGTGCTGGTGCAGCATGAGCACAACAAAATGGCCTACATTGGCGCCGGTACCGGAATTACTGAAGAGGCTGACGCCAACTGGATCGCCATCACTGGCGCCAGGCTGCCAAAGGCCGTGGCCGAGGCCGCGTTTAAAGGCTTTGATTTTTCAGACTACAAGGCGCAGCAATAATCATGGGCCAAGCCAAGCATAGAGGCACATACGAAGAGCGTAGGCAGGCCGCTGTTGCCAAGAAGAAGGCGACAATCGAGACCAGGCCGCGGGACGCTCACCTATCTCCGAGCACGCGACAATTATTTGCCATTGCGGCAGGTATCGCCGCCATATCTCCGCCAAAAGGAAAATATTAATGAAAGACAAACCGATCCTGTTTAATACCGCAATGGTTCGCGCCCTGCTGGATGGCAGCAAGACTCAGACAAGGCGAGTGGTGAAACCGCAGTCGGACAAGATATACGAAGGTACCAGTTTTGCGGATTCCAGAGTTATTCTTTTCCCGACCGAAAGGACGAACGAATTCGGCACAATGATTGGCGGATCGATTGAGTGTCCTTACGGCAATCCAGGCGATCTGCTTTGGGTGCGTGAAGCATTTCAGGAAGTAATCATTTCGCAAATCGGCGCAGAAGAAAAGGAAACCGATATCGCATACATGGCCACGCCGGCCAATTTTCCAGGGCCGTGGAAACCATCAATCCACATGCCCCGATGGGCCTCGCGCCTGACTCTTCGCATCACCGATGTTCGTGTCGAGCGGGTGCAGGATATTTCGGAGACAGATGCGACGGCAGAGGGCATAAATATCTTGCATGATGGCGAGTTTGGAGAGGTCTATCAGGGGATTCTAAATCATTCACCGATAAGCCCGACAGCGAAGAAAGCATTTGAAGATTTGTGGGACTCAATCAACGATAAGACCGGTTTCGGCTGGGATCAAAACCCGTGGGTATGGGTAGTTGAATTCGAGGTAATCAATCAGAACGTCGACGGCTTCATTGCCGGCTCGTCAGTCTATGCAGGGATAGCGGTATGAGCGACAAAGTTTTGGAAATGCTGGAAGAGCTCAAGGACGATATCGCGCACCTGTCAACATGGGAGTCGAATTTCATCAACGACCTGATCACCAGAACCGGGCGGGGCCATAAACTGACCGCCAAGCAAAACCTGAAGGTTTCCGAAATCTGGAGCGCCTGGTGGCCAGTTCACAGCAGGAGGGAAACATGAGCAACGACCAGAACATCAGAAAGCACTTCAAGGACTTGATCAATCATAACGTCAGTGTGGTGGCCACTAACCCGGCAGAAATGCAGGCGGCCGGTGAGCAGCTGAAAGAATACCTGACAGCCAAGCTGGAACTACTCGGAGACGAGCTGAAGGAAATGCACGAGCTCGTTCGCGTAACCGAGAAAGCAGGTATGAATTCGGTATCTGTAAAGCGGCGAGTCAAGCTGGTAGAAAAGCGAATCACCTACTACAGCAAAATCATGGCCGCAATCCACGCCGGTTATCACATCATCCCAGACTTTCCGGTTGATATATTCGCGGTGCGCACCAACAAGGAACGACCAGCTGCCAAGCACGCGACCTATAGACACAGCGAGTCTCTGCTGGCGCAAACACAGCAGTTGCCAGCTGGACAGGGCCGGTATGTTGCGGCGCAACAGATGATCGAAAGCGAGCACTGGGAAGTAGACGGCCGCAAGCATAACAATTATTGGCCGGTCGATTTTTGCGAGATCGAGTTTCCGATTGCTTTGGTCAAGCCTCAAGTGATTGAGGCAACAGGCGCGGCATTTGATCAGTTGATATTCGACGAGATAGGAATCTGCCAGCAGAACGCGGGCGATCCTATGGTGATCGGCAGGCTCAAGGTGCCAGGCAGTAGTTACAAATATACCTGTTTCCTGATCACCTGGTTCCTGGAAGCCAAAGACCTGTAAAAGAGTTGTGCCGAAGGCGCGTGTTATATGTCCTTTCCGGAGGTTGCCGGACTCGCGCTGGAGGCTTTTTTAGTTTGACTGTAAAGGTGCATCAGGTACTATGAAAATATGAATACCCTGCCAAAAGGAACCCAGATAAAATGCCCGAGAAAACGGCATATTGTCGGCGTTCTGACCAGAGCTTTACAGGATGGAGAAGGGCTAAGGGTTGACCGCGTTACGTTTGAAGAAGGACAGTCCCGCATTGCAGGTGAACCAATGAAATGCCGGATATGTGATAGCGTATATTTCCTGCAGGGCCGACTGTATACTGAGCATGGCTGGTGGCCCAGCGATCCTAAACTTGAAACAGCAACCAAAAGGTAAAAAATTATGTCAGTCTCAATCAAGCAACATTTCAAACATGCGCCCGCTCAGGAACAGATCGAATTCAAGCGGGTTACAAACGCAGTCCTTACCGACCTGACTGCGCTGCGAGCGGCCTTTGTGGCGCTGACAGCAAAGATGGATGCCGACTTCGCTGACGTGACCGGCGCCAGTGTGGACTACGCATCATCCGTTAACCCAGCAGCTCTGACCCTGGTCGAGTAATGGAAGAACCAGAAATCCACGAGTGTTCCAGCGACGAGGAACTGAGTAAGAAATTACATCAGCTTCTCGTCGTTGAAGGGCACCCTAATGTAGAAATACATCATCCAACAGAAGGCCGGGTTGTTCTCACCAAAGAGAATTACCAGGAAACGCTCAAGCACTTGGCCAAGGTCAAAGAAATGAGTCCGGCCGAGCGCATGATGGAACACAAGCGCCAGGTGCGCAAAGAGCAGATGAAATTCAGGACTGCCATGATCACAGCGGAGACGGTTACCGTTGATATCGATGATGACAGCTCTTTCGGCCTCGACGTTGACGGCAACAAGATCGATATCGAGGGAAAAACATTCGTGCCTGTAGCAGTCTATCTGAAGGGCATGGAACCAAAGAAAAATGAAATCGGCTGTTTCGTTGACGAGAGTCAGCGTAAACCGCCAATCCGGATATTAGCCAAACCCGATCAGGCGGCGGCAGAAATATCCTAATTATCCCCGGAGAGACGGCGATGAGTGAAACAGTAGAAGAAATAGCATACAAGCTAGCAAACGATCTCGCAGACAAAAAAGAGCGGGCCATCGAAAGAGCCATTAAGCATTATTTTAATGGCGAGCCATGGGACGAAAACATTCTCCAAAGAAAGGCTAGCGTTACCTACCTTGGCAGCGGCGCCGAGATATTCGTCATCGATGATATTCGGATGATCTATTTTGAGCCGATCAAAACCAAGGTCGAAATCCACGACAATCGCGCTGTCTGCCTGTTCTCGCAGGAAATCAAGGAGCTCTACTGATGAGCGCTACCAGCGCGGCATCCAGTCGTTTGGGCGATCACCTGAAACAGCAAGGCCTGAACCTGGTCGAAGAAAATAACGCCAACTTTGTTGAGACCATGCGCAGCGTGGCCAGACGCCTTGCCAGGCACAATGGATCGGTAACGACTGACGATCTGCGGGCCGAAGCTTGCAGGCTCAACCTTAAACCGGAATCACCAAACGCATGGGGATCAATCCTTCGCGGCAAAGAATGGTTTCCAACTGGCTATATTAAAAGCAGTTGGCCGACAAATCATTCTCGACGCATTACGATATGGAAACTAACCACCCCATGATCAGGCCCATCATCACCGAGAAAAAGCAGCTGGCTATCCAGAGCGAGGCCATCTACAGCTGGGCGAAAACGAAAATAATAATCGAAGACCTGATCGATACCGCCAAGCACTATCAAACGAAACCAATCGGATGCGTCGGCCTGGCTGCGAATCAGATAGGTTGTTTGTCCAGGATAATCGTGGTCTGGCATGAAGGCCGCTGGCTGCCGATGATCAATCCTGTCGTTGACCCTATTCCTGGCAAATTGTCGAACCAGCACGAAGGCTGCCTGTCTCGGCCAACGGTGCGCACCAAGGTCAAACGCCACAAAAAGATCAGAGTCACCTACATGAACCAGGAAGAAGAGACGTACCAGAAAAAATATACCGGTTTTATCGCCCGGGTCATCCAGCACGAAGTCGATCACTTGAATGGAATATATATCTGATGGAAAGCGCAAACCTCGGGCACCTGCCAAACTTCTGTTTTTCGAGCAAGATCAGGAAACCGGATTCTTTGGCCCTGCATTATTTCAGCTGCATCAATGCAGACCCTGATCGCTGGGACGATCCGCGGCGATGCTGGGAACTGTTCCACGATCTCAATCTGCCGCGCAATAAGCAAAAGTTTGGACCGTGGGCAATCGATCTCGGTAACGGGCACGCAGACGGTATCTATGCTTCAGCTGAATGGATGGTTCCACCAAACGGCGAAATCATCGAGCTGGTTCCATACGGCTATAAGACCTGGCACGCAGGATTTTCGTCTTTCCGTGGCGTGGAGAATTGTAATGAATTCATGGCGGGCGTGGAGCTTATCGCCGCACCGCAGTCCGGGCCGGAATATGGTTTCACGGAAGCGCAATATCGCGCTACGGCTGAGATCATAGTAACCAGGGGATTCCCGCGGGAACGGGTTACCACGCACCAGAGAATCCGCGAGGAATACCAGCACAATCATCCAGACCAGAACGTGCCCGACAAGAATGACGTGGGGCCAACCTGGAGCTGGGACAGGCTGAATCATTATCTCGATCACGACCTGAACGGAGGTTGATCATGGCATTGAATATCGGGCTGCTGAAAATACGCGGCAAAGAAAGCACGACCCTGACTTTTGTCACGATCAGCTGGGCCATCCTACAGGTAAAATTCTTGATCTCAGGGATCAAGCTCGGAAGCCTCGGCGTACAGCAGCTCATTACTGCTGCTGAGTTTGGGGCCGCGACAGCATTAATTCTCGGCATCTGGTTAACGCGAGAATGGAAGGCCAAATCTGATGAAAAAAAGGAGAATATCGATGGTATGGCAAGAGATTAAAAACAAGGTGATCGTCAGTGTTGTGACGGCCGCGGTTATCGGTGGCGGCGCACTTGCCTGGAACAGTCTGGCGTGGGCTTCTGACGTACAGCGAGTGGCAGAATCTGTCCAGGAGCTGAGCAAGTCAATCAAGGACGAGCGGATCAAGAGCCTGGTTAACCAGCTCAACGATCTGGAAGTGAAAGCCAAGCTTGTCGGCCTGTCGAAGTATGACGAGATCCAGAAGTCTAGGATCGAGCGCGAGCTGAAGCTGCTTACCGGTGCCGGTCAATGAGGGCGCTGATACTCGATACCGAGACAACCGATACAGGGGAAGACGCGCAGCCGATTGAGATCGCATGGCTGGAGCTGGATGACAGCCTGGAACAGCAGGGCGATATCTTCTGCCAGCGGTACAAGCCGACGAAACCGATCTCGTATGGCGCGATGGGCGTTCACCATATCCACGACCTGGACCTGGTTGATTGCCCGCCACCAAGCGAATTCAAGTTGCCTGATGGCGTCGACTTCCTGATCGGCCACAGCATTGATTTTGACTGGCGCATTATCGGAAGCCCGGATATTCCCAGAATCTGCACACTGGCCTTGGCCCGCAGTCTTTGGCCGGATATTGAACATACCCAGTCCGCGCTGATGTATTACAAGTTTGGCATCGGCGCCAGGCCTCAGCTGAAAAACGCGCACTCGGCCGCGGCTGACGTGCAGATATGCGAACAGATTCTTCACTGTATTTTGGAAGAGCTGACAGACGGCACCATGGATATCGATTTTCAGAAATTGTGGGAAATCTCAGAACTGGCGCGAGTCCCGACCGTGATGCCGTTTGGCAAACACAAAGGGCTGCCGGTCGAAGACGTGCCCAGAGACTATGTTGCCTGGCTGTTGCGCCAGCCAGACGTAGATCCCTATCTGCGGACAGCGCTTACCAGGTAACCAGACGGAGAAGAAGATGAGCGAAGCAAAAAAGCTGCCACTCTACCAGTGCCACAAAAAAGTAGCGGCGCTGAAGATATTGCACGTTACCGATGAGAAGGTTCGACCGCCAGACGGGTCTGCAACCATTATCCCTGCCGAGCGAGGCCATAAACCATTCAAGGTAAGCGGCGAGTACATGCGGCGCCACGATCCCCAGACCGGAGGATACTATGTCGTATACGAAGACGGGTACGAATCTTATTCTCCGGCGAAAGCTTTTGAGGGCGGCTACAAGCCAATCAAAGAGTAAGTAAACAACCAACCAATGAGGAACTACGAATGTCACAAATGAGAGCAAAAATGCAGGTCTCTTCTGTCCACGATAATGGCGATGGCGCGGAAATTACCAGCCAGGTGCTGAAATTCTCGGCTGTCGCTGCCAGTGAGTACGGCGAAGACGGCTCCGATGAAAACAATACCTATGCGAAGTTTACGCCGGACGGCGCTGTTCGCCTGGTTGTTGCCAATCCTGACCTGATCGGCAAGTTTGCAGTCGGCGATGAGTATTATGTTGACTTCACCAAGGCCGGCGAAGCTGAGCAGGAAGATCCTGAAGAAGAAGAGCCTGAAGAAGAAGAGCCTGAAGAAGAAGAGCAGGAAGAAGAAGAGCAGGAAGAAGATGACGGCCCGGAAGCTGAAATCGACGCCGATGGTGAAGGCGGCGGCGAAGGTGTTCCCGAAGTTGAGGGTACCGGCGGCGTCGATACACAAGGCCCGGACGCACAGTAAGCTAAGTAAAAACTAAAGACAGAAATCCGCCGCTGATGATGGCGGCGGGTTTTTTAGGAGCAGAGCATGGCAAATACGTTTAGAACTGTTTACCGAGAATTATCAGACGACGAAAAGGAATTGGTCGAAGGTATCAAAACTTGCGCCGAAGACCTGGAGCGCTTTATCGATGCTATGCCGGCAGGCCGCAAGCGATCCCTGGCTATCACTAAGCTGGAAGAATCTGTAATGTGGGCAATCAAGGGAATAACTGAGTAGGAACCAACCAGCGAAGCAAAGGAGAATACCGATGAAAATGAAAAACATGCTTATGGGAATCCAGACTTTTTTAATTTTGTTGTTGAGCCTCACCGTCTACTGGCAAGGCGCTGTCTATGCTGATGAAGAAGCAAAGTACCAGACCAGGATCGACAGTCAGAAAACGCTTCTCGACTACCACGATGAGCGTACCGAAAAAGTGATAGAGATCGCGGAGCTGCTAAAAAAGAAGAATCGGCATATACCCAGTGTTGTCGCATCTAATTGGGCAGGCTCTATTCAAACAGCATCGGAACTGTACCGCATTGATACCGAGGTGCTGATGGCCCTGTATCACGTTGAATCCAGAGCGATTCACTATACCCGGGAAGGATTCATCACTATGTCCCTGGAAGGTGCCGGCGGTATCGGACAGATAATGTATGATATTTGGTACAAGTCCTGCCCTCACTCAAAAAGACGGGACGATCTCCGGAATGGCGACACGAACATACTCTGTTCAGCCTTTATTCTCAGAACGTACCTGGATGAAAACAATGGCAACCTGGAGCACGCGCTCACCGCTTATAATGGCGGGCCGTCAGCTGTACGCGCCCTGATACGAGGCAAGGATTTTACCGATGGATACGCCAAGCAAGTATTGATGCGAGTCTGATATGGAAACGGTATCAACGAAAAGATTCTGGGAGCTAATGGGCGACTTTCGCTTTGTCAGGATGAGCAGATTAACTGGAAAGATCGGCGATAAAGAATATCTAACTTTGTCGCCTCCAGAAGATGATCCTGATTTTATTGCCGACGCTATAGACACAATAAAAGAATCACTATCACCGCCAACCAGGTGGTGGACCAAATTCTTTCGGAGAAACAAATGAATCGACGCGAATATTTACTGACCTGTCTCATGGAAGAGGCGAACGAGGTCGCCAAGGCGGCCAGCAAGGCTATTCGTTTCGGGATCATGGAAGTGTATCCAAACACGAACGAGACCAACATCGACCGACTGAGCAGGGAGTTAAACGATCTCCGCGCAGTCACGGAAATGGTCGAGTCAGACGTGATGACCGAAGACCCGTTCTTTCTGTCGAAGGCGATGGACAAGGATCACCGGGCACAAAAGAAAGTAAAAATGGAGCACTACATGGAGTATTCCCAGGCGCTTGGAGTGCTTGAGAAGTGACACTCGACGAGCAGATCAAGCACATGGAAAACGAGCGCGATTGGTACGCCGGCAAGGTATCAGGCGGCAGGCGTCTTCGCTCAAGCGAAGAAGAAGAAGCCTGTAACGCCATACTGGAGAGCTTGCATCGCCTGAAAGGTCTGGAGAAATAGATGCAGGGATTCTGGTTCATAGTCCGCGTAATGCTTTTGCTGATCGTGCTCAGCGTCCTAGTGTTTAAGTACGTCATCTACCGATGAAACCAGCACCATGGCCATACAGACAGGGAAACCCAGGCGAGAAGTATCGCTGCGCTGTCTGCCATGAGCAGGTCGACTTCGATTATCAGGAGCACGTCGATCTGTTTTATCCGGACTCACTGTACTGGGACGACAAGAAGGAAGAAGTTTACTGCTCGCCAGAGCACGCCCTGGAGGCACAAATGGGGATGGAATTATGAGACCAACAGAAATAGTAGAGCTGGATGGTGTTCAGGCTTATGTAACGTATGAAGACGCTGACGGATATATGCGAGTCACGCCGATAGTCGGCGATCCGATGGTTTCGATACAGACCAGCAGAGATTCAGTCACCCATGTTGGGTACAAGGACAATACCGATGGCTAAAGAATTACTAGGGTTACCGATACCCTTCAAGAGAGGAAACATGAAAATAGAAAAAACAGACGTAACCAAGCTGATGATTACCGGCGTTGACGGCAACGATCCCATTGCCGTGAT